CCTGTTCATTGGTCAGCGGCTCACCTTCAAGCTCATTGTAGTCACACCCACTGGGATTAGGGTGAGGGTATTTAGGTTTATGTTTCTGTTTAGTCATGGAATTCTTTCCACTGTAAAGATGGTAGCTGTGAAATGTAAGCCGTGTTCTAGCTAACGAACATGATACCTAGCTTGCCTGCCAGTTCACGAAGGGACATGGTGTCATTGGCACTGGCATAGCTGGAGCGTTCAAAGCTAACGACTTGAGATGCATTCTGTGCAAAGGGATCTTCATTGAGACGTAGCAGTGTAGTCTCTTGGTCAATGATGAATGCATCGTCGAGGTGGCTAGGGTCGGCGAGGAAATCGCTGGCTGTAATATCAACCACCCGTTCTGAGTTGTCACCTGCTTGGCGTACCAGTCCATTGACAATCATGAAGCAGAGAAGGCTGTTGTGATGCAGTGCTACGGTGCGGCCAGTGACGGGGGAATTGAGATCGACTTCGATGAGACGTAACATGGTAGTGTCCTTAGTAATGGGGTGAGGTAATGCGGGGTAATGAATGGTAGCTGTGAAATGTAAGTCGTGTTCTTAGCGTGACATGTCGTCGAGCTTAGAGTATAGCCTGTCGAGAAACTTGTTGGTCAGTTGGATACGCAAGCCACTGAGGTGATGGGGTGGGCATCGCGCCGCCTTGGCATGGTCAGCTATGGTCTGTTCTAGCTGCCGAATGTATCGCTCGACGTTACGAACGCTGTCCCCTGCCAGTACGTCATTGATATGCATGGCGGTATCCCTTGTGATGTTTCCACTGTAAAGATGGTGGCAGTGTGAACGAGGCGGTGAGACTGGCATCACAGGTATCGGTGGAGATTCCTTATTGCATTGGTAGCAATGCGGCAATCACTATTGAACTTGTCATTGCAATCTATGCCGGGGGAATTCAACTCGTCGATACCGTCAATCAATCTTATGCAGTCGGCGTAGAAACCATGGCCGTGCTTTGGTTCCTCTTCATCTGTTCTTAGCGATTCGAGACTGGTGAGTCCGACCTTGATGATAATACCACCGGGGTATTCTTCTTCGGTCTGTTCTATGATGTGCTTGATGCCCCTTGCCGAGCATACGAACTCGCAGTTCTCACCCTTGTAATCAATGACGACGTGCCAGCTACGGGTTGGTGGGTTGCGTGTCTCTGGTCCCTCGCATTCAGTGACATGCCACCGGCATATTCGGTCGGGATCAATAGCGTCGATCCAATCCAGGGCACACTCATCAGTGCTGAAGGGACCGATGAGGTCAGCGGAATTGGTGAGGGTGGTGTCAGCGAGCTTGATTACATAGATGGACATGGTAGTTCTTTCCAGTGTAAAGGTTGATGGTAGTGATGGAGTAGTGAGGTTGGTTGGTGGTGTTATGCTATAGCTTTCTTCAGTCGTCGAGTGCAAGTACGTCGGGCATTGCTGATTGCTTTCTTGAATGCCGCTTGCTGTTCTTTGGTATCAAGCCCGTGTTCTTCACTGACTTCCAGGTATATCGTAATGTCAGGTGCTGCGGCATCGAGGTTGCTGTATCCTATAGGTCCCTCGAACTTGCCGTCACTGTCCGGTGTTATCTCGACTCGGCATTCAGCGACACTAACACGTACCTTGTAATCCCGGTGCTTCAGTGCCAACTCTCTTGCCAGTGTATCGCCAAGGCCATAGGGCATGGTGCCGATGCTTGCATAGCCACCGATACCGTCACCAGTGCGGGAATCTTCAATGGCTTCCTGTGCTTTACGCTTGGTGATTCCATCGGCCAATGCTCGGGTAACCTGTACGTTGATACTCTCAATGCCGAGTTCTAGCAGCATTGCTTCAGTCATCTCGATCATTGATGGTTGCGATAGGTACGCTGCTTTGTCGGGGTTAACAGGGTGGGCAGGCAATGAGGCCGGGGTATCAACAGCGTGCCGTCTGATGATGTCATGCGGTGCACGTCCAGTGTCATGTATGTCTTTGTCTTCATCTTGTGCCGCTGTTCTTAGCACACTGTGCTTGTTAGGCTTGCGTGCTTTCTGCTGTCGAGGTGCTGGACTGCGGTGATTCGGCGTGCCATCTTCTATCTGCCGTAGTGGGTCATTGAGGTAGGTGTCGTCGATCCAGATGTCATCACCGAAGAACATCCTGAGGATCTCAACTTGCTTTGTCTCGGCCAGTGCCTTGATTGCCGGGTGCTCAGCTATTGTCATGGCACATTGGTCTAGCTTGTCGATGACTTTTTCCACTGGAAATTCACGGCCCGTACCATACTCTCCAATGAAGGCTTGCTGTTCTGATGCTGCCTGGATGTAGACCACCGGCCAGTCCTCTCGGTGCTGGTACTGACTGGTACTTACATGGTAGTTAGTGGGATTGATACGGCCACTGGTTGTATCATATACACACCGTAGTGCTAGGTACTTACAAGTGCCGTCATGTAGCTGTGCCTTCTCATTGTGGGATCGTCGAAGCCGCTTTGCCTTTGCTTCCGATGGTGTATCAACTGGAGGTAGCACTGCCTTTACAGGTGGGGTGGGAATGCCACCGGGAATCAACTGCGGCTTTGTTGTTGCTGTGGTAGTAGTGCGTCGTCGCTGTGTTTGCTTTGTCTTGTTAGGTTTCTTTGCGGCCATTGTATTGCTCTTGTAATGGGTGTTACTGTTCTAGATACAAACGAAGAGAGGCACTGTATAGTATATATACAGTGCCTCTATGTACTGGGATCTCAGTGGCCTTTACAGGTAGTAATGATCGTCTAGTTCATCGACTCGACGATCACTTGGGACATGATTGCGTGGCATGTTATCACCGTCGATCTCATTGTCCAGATCAATGCCGATGGTACTTGCTGGGATCTCGGCTCCGATTTCGAGGATGGTATCAATCTCATCCTCATAGTCATGGAATTCCAGCTTGTCTGCTGGAGCCAGGCTCTCATTCATATACTGGACACCGGCTTCAAAGGATTCGTCCGTGATTTCGAGGAGGGCATTCATTGTGTCATCTTCAGCCTGCAATTGTGATTCGATGTCTTCCAACACGCTGAAGAAATCTTCTTTCATTTGCTCACTCAGTGCTTCGCAAACTCGCTCAACCATTCGGTCAAAGGCCAGTCGCAGCATTCGATTCGTGCAGATTGCTTGTTGTGATTGTGACATTGTAATGGTCTTTCATAAAAGGATTGAGTAATAAAAGTGGGCGGTAAATTGGGTGCGGTTACTTAAGTGCAATGCGAGCATTGAATGCTTTTTTGATTGCCGTCTTGAATGACTTGTCAATGCTTGGATTCTCCATGGTGGCGGCAATCGACTGCCATCCTTCGCCATAGTGGTGCTTCTCTTGATAGCTGCCTTCGTCGATGTTGATGATGAATGTGAATGTCTTCCAGTTGAACTCGGTAGTGCGAATGGTTGATGCCATGGTGATTCTTTCCACTGTAAAGGTTGAGGTGATAAAAGCTACGGGAATTTTAAATGCGGTTACTACAGGCGAGGATGGTTTGTTAACTAAAAAAAGATCCTTACAAAGGATCTGCGGAGACAAAAAAAAAGAACCGACCAGGCGTTAACCTGGTCGGTCTGGTCGTTGCTATTCGTTAATCCATACTACGTTAAGTAGGAAGTCTACATATACGCTACCAGTCCCACCAACTTGTGGGTCCTCATCTATGAGATGATCCTGACCTAAGTCCTCTAGTATCGCCTTCGCATCGCCTTCGCTTACAGTCCGGCTTGACGTGTAATCTAACTCGCCTTCTGCATTGTAGTAAGGACGGCAGTATTGTCCGTAAGGTCCGTATTTTCCGGTCTTAATCTCGCAGTGTAAGACTGGTAAATCACTTTCTTCAGTCGCTTTGTATTTTTTGCTACCAGAAACGTTTCGTTTCGTCGGCTTGACTGCTTTGCTGTTGGATCGTTTCGTCGGCTTGGTCCCTTTGCTTTGCTTGTTGCTATTGCTGTTGGATCGTTGACTGAGCTTGGTTTCCATCGCCTCTAGTTTATCGGTTACCATATCTGTTAAATCGTTGAATGCGTGGTTAACAGTATCGGCATTGCTTTCCATCAATTCTACTAGTCGGTCAAAACTGGTAGATTCTGGGGACTGCTCTAATTCATCTATCTGCTTTGCTGGTTCATCGTCAAGCAGAGAATAGCCCAGAGCAGTTGCTGTGGTGACTGCTTCTGATCTTGCTGCGCTGATTGCTTTGTTGTCACCCCCTTTGCCACGATGCGGCAGACGATGGTTCAATTCGATGAACTTCACCAATTGACCGAGATTAGAGGAAAGTGACAGGTCTGCTTCCGGTACATCACCAATGTAAGATACTGCGTTTGATCGTTTCGCTTGGTTGGTTCGTTGTTTTAGTGAGATTGACATTGCGTAAGTCCTTTAATTGAGAAAACGAGAAAAACTAAAAACGTTGCCTTCTATTAGTGCATTTGCCGCGCCAAAACTTATTTTATGCGTAAATGTCGCATACCCAGACTACCTATCTTAACAGAGTCAGACAGCTTGTCTTGAGCGTAACCCTATACGTAGCAACTACTTACAAAGTAATCCTACTAAATTGATAGAATTTTAGTTTAGTGCTGTTAGTTGTATAAGCAAGCACCAGTCGAGCAGCGCACGACTGAAATTGTATGACATTATGGCAGTTTTGTAACCCTATACGCTGCAACTACTTACGTCACTTATGCGATATATTAACTGCCACCGATGGTGGTAGAATGCCGATAGTGTATCAAACTGCTACACTCAGACAACTTGTCTGATACCGGCACGGCTCAATAGTGTATCGTAATCGTACACCATTATGGCAGGACAAAATGTCTGGTACTAGTCCTTAGGTAGTAGTTATTGTCAATTCTGACAAACGCCGCTAATGTAATACTTATGTAAAAGTGCCTCTAAGTCCTTTGATAGTAAGGGTTTAAGATTATTGTCGCACCCTCTTATGGGGTATACGTTAGACTGGCATCGAATTCTAAGTCAGTCAAGCTGACTGACCATAGGCAAGCTGACTGACTTAGAACATATCAGTAGTTGTTTATATTTCCACTGGAAAGAACTAGTCAAGCTGACTGACCCTTAGTCAGCTTGACTGACTTAGAATGGTTGGGATTAGTCGAGTTGTCTAGGGGTCAGTCAGTTTGACTGAATTTAAGGACGATAATAATAGACAACTTGACTATGGGTCAGTCAGCTCGACTGACTTTCCACTGGAAAGAAATAGACAACTTGACTATGGGTCAGTCAGCTTGACTGAATTGATGGTAGGATTAGTCGAGTTGTCTAGGGTATAGACGTTTTGACTAGTAAATCAAGTTTAGACGGTTTTTTACGGTGTTCTAGGCCGTTTTTTTGCCTTAAGCCAGTCAAGTTGTCTAGGGGTCAGTCATGTTGTCTGAAGTCTCACCGAATATGATGATATTATCACGCGAATAAGCAATTTTTCACCGTTTTTCATAGTTTTGTCGGGGTACTGCCGCAACTCGACCATAAAAAAATAGACATTTCCACTGTAAACATACTTTAGACTTTGTAAAACTCTTACAGTACTTAAAGTATTAATCTTACCAAACTAACCACAGCTCGCCCGAACTACGGAGTCAACTTATTTGCTATATCTACCGCACAATGCTAGTCGATCTAAGGTTCCTAAAGGATCAAAGAGAGTTAGAGTATATCCACAACCTCCACAAAGTAACACAAAAACGTGCCCAACAATCTGGGTAACATCAACTAACCCTATACCTGTAAAGGACTTACGAACGCTGGTGATACCTCGATACCCTTAAGTTCATTCTCGCCGTAAACCTTTACGGTGGAACTACTTAGGTTCTCCGCTATAAATAAAACAGTTTTTACGAACACAAATACGTAAGTCGTTTAATAGTAACAAGTTAAATATAATTCATTCCCCTATTTCAGATATATTACTGATGTTAGCACACCCCCCCCCTACTTTTGTTTTTTTTAAAACGTAGGAGTACTTACTCTACTAGTACTGCTATTCTTACCAGGCTTTACTCCTCTGTGGGCTTTATACAGGGGTCCACCTACACTGTAAAAATACATAGACCCCCTGGCGGTGTTTTTTTTGAAAGTAGACTACCCCAAGCAATCCCAAGGGGGGCAATTGTGCGATCCTCGACGTAAGTACTTTCGTACAGGCGACTTCGGACCTGATCGACCAACTCTTTTTTTTTGCCATCCCTCTCGCGTGGGGTTCAGTCACCACCCATCGCTATAATTACCAATAGTTCCACTGGAAACATTCTAACGAGGGCAAGCGTGACCATGCCGTATCCCACATATACTATTGTCGTACTGGCACTGTATCCTATCGTAGTCTCAGAAACACTTTATAACATCCACCCTTTCACCGTAAAGGCTTTCGTCTCATCGGCTTACGGAGGAGAGGGTTGGACAAATTAAATCCTTTACCCCACTTGACAGCCCTATGCCCTTTATGGTAGACTATAATCTGCATGTCGACTTTCAGAAGATAACGCAACTCTCGACCCACCGGCACGCTAACAACGCTATCTCCACTAACCCACAATTCAAACCTTCACTACCATAACCACCCTCAAATCACCATGCACAATCACAACCTCAAATCGGCATCCAACTCACTACCCCACATCCAATCCTACCTACCCCACCTCAACGCTAACCTAACCCGACCCCCTACCCAGTATGATCTTACATCCTTCCAGCCCCGACCTCACACACGGCCTCTCAGGCCCCTTCTCGTCGACCTCTGTTATCCCGTACTAATCACCTCAATCCTTAACCTTCTTAAGCTCACAGCCTTACCTATCCTCTTGCCCATTCTACCATTATACTCACACCCCTCTCTCAAAAAACTTAATGTTGTATCTCAACTCAACAGTCGATATAAAGTATGTAACCTTAACGCATCAGCCCCTAACCAAAAAATAATCCTTTACACTGGAAACAATCTATGTCAATGCCAAGACGAAGCAAGGACAAGGAGAAGTTAAGAGTCAAAGCTATCCACGCAGGCAGGAAGATGCTATGGCAATGCGATGATGGATACTGGTACGCGGCTGTAGACAAAGACAACGTCCCTAACTACGCAGTCAAGTCCGAACCAACAGAACCAGCCACTCACCCAGGAGAAACCACATGCCACGAAACACAGTAGACGAAGCAGTAGACAGAGGCATTCTTTCCACTGGAACTTTAGCCAAGCTCTTGCTAGTAACGCCTTCTCAAGTTCGAGGCTGGTGCGATAAGGGCTTCCTGAAGTTCGGGAAGATCCCAATGTCAAAGGAACGCCGAATCACCGGCAGAGACGCACTAGCCTTTGCAGTCGAACACAACGCAATGTACGACAAGCGACTGGAGAAATGTGCACAGAACTACGGTGTCATGTTCACAGAGGGATTCGAGCTACGCCTGAAAGGAGAGAAGATCCCGAGTAACATCGTACCAGTAGCCCCGTCACCAACTACCGTACCGGCCTATCCGCCTACGCCGATCTCTCCGCAGTCACCCGAAGAAGATGAGGACATTATATAATGTCAAAGCATATAGGCAGAGCGAGGACTATCTATCACAAGCCCGCAGAGGCAACGCCGATTCTCCCCGTACCCTATATCCTTCAGATCAAACCATCAGACAACGACGAGATGATCTTACTCAGGTCAGTACTAGCAACGACCGTAGCGTCCATGAAAAACGCCTACTACACAATGAACGCTCCACACTGGATCGAAGGAAAGACAGACCAAGAAGTTTCAGAAGAGATCAACTCAGAGCTTCAGAGCATCATCGGACACCAAGAATGGGCCAAAGAGAAAGGCATCCACGACTGTGCAATGATGGCCGCTCACGGCTTGTCACTCAGACATAGCAATCGGGCACTCGACGGCTGGGAACTAGAACGAGAGACAGTAGAAGAAGATTCCAACGACCCCGACCTAGTACCTGACGACGATGGAGAAACCCCAGAATAGTTTACACTGGAAAGTCCCCACATAAACACTACCTACCCAACAATCCCACACTTCACAGCACGCTCAGAACGAACAGGAGATAACATGCCAAGGAATGCAAACACTGTCGGCCATCTGCACGGTGCCGCATACAGGCCAGGAGTCACAATTAAACTTCCTAATGCCGGTCTACCTACTTCCGGCGAATCCTCCTCGCTCTCAACCAGACTAGGAGATTCAGCGACCAAAAAGAAAAAGAAACTAGGAACAGGTAAAACCGTAAAGCTAACCAAGAAGAAACAAAACTCCCTCGCAGGCACAGCAGACTCATCCCGTGTAGCCCACACTGCTACCGTAAAGGCAGGAACGGAGTTCACCTGGGGCAGTGCCGAGAACGGAGGCAACGGAGGGACCGCAGCTATTAAAACCCCATCGACATACGGCAAGCAGGACAACACCGGCTCACGTGCAAAGACTAAGGGCAGTGGCGGTGTACCTATGAACCAGCAATCACCGGCATCTCAAAACAGTGCAGCCAAACCAGACCAGATAGTGTCCGACGAAGAAGTTGCCATAATCATGACGGACATTGAAGAGTCGATCAAGTACGCCATGTTTGATCGAGCCATGGAAGTCATAGCAACAGCACGGCAAGCGTTCATGTCACGTGTATCTATAGCTGACATGGAAATGCAGGACAAGCTTGAAGTCAGTCTAATGCAAGGAGGGTTGAACCCACGATTCGCTGGCATCCTCGCCGCCAACGGCATCGTCACTTTCTACGACGCACTCGTCCAGCCTCAATCATACTTCCTTGGACTTAAAAGCTTTGGGCCGCGTGGAGTCGAAGCACTTGTTTCCACTGTAAAGAAACACGGGCCATGGGAAGCCATGCAAGGCGTGTCTGGGAAATGCAACTAACCGAGAGCATTAAAGCGGAGGAATCAAATGACCAAGCCAAAGACTAAGGGCGAGCTAGCCCTGCTCGCAGCAAGTAAAAAGAAATCCCAGTTCGTGACACCCATCACCACAAAGCACTGCCTGTGGATCATGGCACCACATGCTAGGTGTGGATACAAGACAGGTGAGAACTCCTACTTCTGCAATGACCACCAGATCGAAGCAGACGCTGGCAAGTTACTCAGAGCGGAGATCGCTAAAGCGGAGAATACGTCATGAAAACCTACGAGTACTCAGCAGCAGTCACCTCATCATCTGCGAGGCACCCGATCTATGATGGCGACACTGTACGCTTAGACATAGACTGTGGGTTCGGTATATGGAAACGCAACACAGTCTGCCGACTGTACGGGATCGACACACCTGAGATGCGAGGAGCCGATAGAGAGTATGGAACGAAGTCCAGGGATGCACTCAGGGAGATACTCAGTACCGCAGAGAAAATCTGGATCAGGACCCACAAGGACAAGACAGGCAAGTACGGTCGCTACTTAGTAGAGATCTTCGTTCCGGTGACTGTCGAGCCTATGCTCTCTAAGATAAATTCAATAAAGGAGAAGGCAAGCGATATAGTACTAGACATAGAAGGAGTCAGATCGGTTAACGTAAACCTTCTGATGGTCATGCTAGGATTAGCAAACAACTACTAAGCACGCATAAGGCGACCTGACTATGATAACACTGGCAATAATGATAACCGATGGAGTCAACGAGAGAGACTTCATGTTAAGGGTTCGTGGTATCCGTAGGCCGCAACCGCTTCAGATAGGAACTTCAGTCGACGGCGGCGTGACTGGCTACACTGACAGCAGAAGAGTTATCTCCGCAACCTTCTGGCTAAAGAAATTCCTGTGGTTCAGGATTCCCCAAATGATCTACGTACTAGAGCCTATCACTGTGCCACTTGGAGCGATAGAGCTTACAGGCGTAATGCTTGAGGAGAACAGGTGGGAACAGAACGGACGAACTAGAAACGCGAAGGAGTAGTTTACAGTGGAAATAAACGGAATCAACGAACAGATAGTAAAGCAGTGCAGTCAGCTTTACTTCAGGCAGTCAATGCTCAACGACTTCCTGCTCTGTCCACAGATGGCAATGTACAGATGGGTCCTCGACATGGAAGAGTCGGAACCTTTCTACGCAGCCATCCTCGGTACGGCAGGACATGAAGTCGTGTACGAGATGCACGTTCGCAAGAAGCTAGACAGTACGTTCGGAGAACTGCTACAGGACTTCACTCGCTGTTACAACACAGAGATGGAGAAGCAGTCAACCAATCCTCCTATCCGTGCTGGCTGCGATTCCATAGAAGAGATGTTTGAAGAGAGCGCGTCTGAGTACATCCAGATGCTCCAAGGCTACCAAGAACACGAACGCAATCATGACTTCAGATCCACCATGCACGAACAGTCATTCGTACTGGAGATCCAAGACCCGATGTTCCCAGACAAGAAGCCTTACCTCTTCGTTGGTCAGATAGATCAAGGAGGAGTGTACGGTGATGGACTACGCAGCATTCGAGACATGAAGTTCAGGGCACAAGAGTTCAAGCCCTCTCGCGTTGAGTTCATGCTGAACATGCAGATGACAATCTACTCAGCAGCAGTCAAGTGGGGCAACCCAGTCTGTCCAGAGTGCAAGCCTTGCTACGTTGACGATCCATTCGGTATCAACAAAGAACTGGTATACAACGGGCCATGCGAAGACTGCCTAGCAATGGTAGGCACACCACGCTGGCCCCGAGAACTACCTGACGTAGTGGAGTTGGTTTGGATGAGAGACTTCATCCGTCGCCCCAAGGATCAGTACGCCAAGATGATCAAGGACAAGTCTTTACCCAAGGTCAAGTCAACCAAATCCAACAAGATGATCATAGCCGAGAGGATATCAGACAAGTGGCTAGAAGGAGGAAAGAAAGGAGACTACATGGGGAAGTGCTTCATACCAGCGAAGCGAACCCCCGAGCAAGTACAGATCTACATGTCAGACGTAATACGGATCTGCCGTCAGATCCATCGAGGAGACTTCTGGCGTAACCCCGGTAGTCACTGCGAGTTCTGGTGTAAGCACACAGATCAATGCACTGACGGACTGGAACTACAAGTAGAAGAAGCCCAGCTACACAACATCAAGTCGTATTCAAGCGAAGACCCGTTTGGAATGTAACAGGAGATTTACAGTGGAAACTTTAACTGGGCAGCAGGCGTAATAAACTACCAAATGTTTCCTTTGATGAACACAACAGAGAAAGAAGAGGACAGTAATGGGCCTACTAACGCTATTAAACAAGGAGATCGGGAAGAACAAGGACCTTCAGGAGGCGATATTAAGACTGGAGAAGCAAAATAGAATGCTCAGGGAGGAGCAGGACAGGTGCGTATGTCAGCACAAAGTGTACGAAACCGCCCACTATACACGAACGCATGACCACAGTTAACCCTATAACCCAAGGACCATGACCATGATTGTAGTAATAGTCAACCCAATAGTTCTCGTTCCAAACGATCAAGGCAGCGAATTCGGGTATGCATGCTGCGAGGCAGCCCTTAATGCAGTCGACTTCTCTACATACATAGAGGGCAGAAACGTAAGCAGGTACGACCTTAAAAAAAGGAATCCAGAGCATGCCGCAATAGATGAACTCACGTTCCCGTCGCTAACCGAACTGCCGGAGGGACACATCGTAGATCCAAAGCTAGAGGGAATGTTCGACGAAGGTGACTACACCAACACGTGCCACATCGGAATGAAGGATGGAAGATCGGTCCACATCCTTGGCAACTACGATACATGGTGCAAGAGCGTATTGGGCCAGCTACAGTCGATGTCAACCCGCTCTCAGATCGTCAAGGGCTAGAGTGGGTCCATAATCACGCGGAGAATTTCCAATGGAAAAGCAAAAACCTAGTATCATTCAAGATCAGTCGCGTGCTGACACAGCAGGAGTAGAGTCAGTCAAGGTGGTAGTTCCAGGGAAGGAGCAGGCCACCACCTTGACGCCCAAGACCAGGGTAAGGCCAGAGATGGTCAAACGCAAGCCCGGCATGTCAAATAAGAAGACGGCAGCGGGCGTCACAGCAAGAGAGCCAATCAGTGTCATCTACAAAGAAGAGGATATAGGCAAGGAGTTAATAAAGAAGATCATATCTTGGTACGCAGTGGGAGACGCACCGCTACACAAGATTTTAAGAATGGCTAACGAGCAGCGTAACGCTCAATGTCGCGGCGACCTGTACTACCTAGACGTGTACTCCATACTGTTTAATCAGTACAGAACAAAGGTAATAGTCCAGAGGACCAATAGACATCAGGGTGAAATGCTACTCACTGAGTTCGCTACGTTCTTCAAGAAGTTCAGAGAGGGACACAAGTTCAACGATTGCCTCAGGGCAATAGGAACAACATACTCACTCAATTTCTGCAAGAAGATCTACCAGCAGCTACTGAAGAGATGGAAGCAGGGTAAGTCGAGGAGCGATCAAGAGTCGGAAGAGTCGGAGAACGCAAGGCAGGAACTACTCGACCTGTCAGTCATTAGGCATGTTCAGGGAAAGGCGGCGATAGTAATCTTCATCCGAGACATACCCGAGGACCTAAAGGATTCCATCGCCAGAAACATCCCAGGCATATCTTTAGATACAGTCTCCGATAAGGTCGATGAATCAGGCCGTGTCGATAAAGAAAGCGAGGGTAAAGATGACTGACGTGAAGGAATGCGAGATGTCGAATTTCAGAGTATGGGCTATTCCCTCTTATGAGGAAGTTGATGCCCCTGAGATCGCAAACGGGATCAAGTGGACTCAGTCCAGGGGCCTGCCAGGACTACCGTGTAAGAGATCCGTAGTGTTCATCAACTACAGAAGGGACAGGGACTGGGCACTTGCCCTTGAAGTTTACACTGGAAACAAGACCGTCAAGGAAGCGGCAGTTCTAGAGCCTTTCTTTAATGAAGCTATCCATGTATTGGACTTCACTCCTTCTCGGCCTCTTCAGCCTGAAGATCTAATGAAGTCAGTTCAAGACGCAGCGATACTGTCAATCTCTGCTTACAACGAGTCCGTCATGGCAGTCTCATCGACCCTGACCGAAGCTGACATAGAGGCATTATGTACAGACACAGCATTACTATGGGTGACCAGCTTTATAACAGCACCAGAACTGGCAGAGAACTTTATTGGCTTCATAAGGGACGTTGACTTTTTCGTTGACGACATGTCCTCATATGGAGCGACGGTAAAGCTAGTAACCAGTGGAGAGATGGTCAACTCAGCCATTAAGATGACGGGTGCCTTAGATCCTAACATTCACACAGGACTCTTTGGTAACGCAGATCTCATGCCGTTCCACTCAGCTATATGGAAGAAATGCATAGCCGAGAGAAGAAATATAATGCTGGCGTTTCCCACGAACCCATCAAAGATTTCTCCTGATGTCCACCCCGTTACTGGGGAAGGCGTACTCCCGCCTGCTGGCTACATGGTATTCGACACGCGGAAGTCTACCAGTTTAGTTGCGAGTTTCGCGGTTGAACCTGACTGGAGAGGTGCCGGTCTAGGTACATGCATGATCAGAAACTTCTTCAAGCTGTTCACTGGCAGCTTGACGTTCATACTGGATATAGACAGCGACACTAACCTCAACCTAGCTGGCTTCCTAAAGTCGGTAGCAAAGAAATTAGATAGGAAAATGAACGTAAGGGTAGTAGAACCAAAATTATTAACTGCACTGCCGGGGGAAAAGACGAGTGACCACCACATGTGGATTGAGCTTAAGTGATAATAAGGTCCCCAGGCTTAACATTTCCAGTGTAAACTTTTTTCTCTAGCCCCTATTGACAAGAAGATTATTTTCTGGTATAATGATCATGTACAGTCGATAGAAAATCAGTCGCAACATAACTTGAGAAGTTTAAACGATCCCCACATTCTAACCCGTCGCCCCCAAGTCGCACAAAAAAGGAGACTCTATGTCACCGGACCCCACTGGCGAAATTATCACACAAGATGAAGTCGCACCAGACACAGAAATCAGCATTCGAGAGCCTACTCAAGACGAACTTGAGCTTCTGCAAGGTGCATTCGACGACAACGTCGATCAGCAGGCAGAGATTGCCATCAGTCGCGTTGCTATCCTACAGCCAGCATCGCCGGAAGTAGCACAAGGCAAGCCAGGGTACAAGGCAGGCCAGTTGGTTGACAGTATCAACCGTTCCATCCTGACACAGCGAGCCAAGCCGCTATGGTTGATCGACCAGGGCGTTAACCCTGACGAGTTAACGCTAGTGGACAACATGATGTTCGTTCCTATCGCAAAGCTTCCATTCGAGTATGTCAAGTGGAAGACACTTGAAGAACGAACGGAAGAAGAACCAATCCCTTTCCACTGGAAATCTCTCGACAAGACAGAAGAGAAAGTACGGGAAGGAATCTGGAAGAAGCACGGCGGGACATACGGAACGCTCCCAGATCAAGATGGACGACCGCCAGTCACCGTCAACACGAACTACTTGGTCCTTCCAATCGACCAAGAGACAATGACAGCAATGTCAAACTTCGTAGTACTGACTTTCAGTAGAACGTCGAGCAAAGCAGGTGAGAAGCTTGCCACATTCATGGCTGGTCACCGCTTTGAAAGCCTAGCACCTTACGGTCGAACATACTTCGTTTCGACAAATCAGAAAGTAAGGGTTGACGCGGGCCAGGAGCAGACGTATTATGTAATGGACATCAACAAGGGCGGCAAGACATCTATTGCATGCCCAGCGATGATTCCAATGGTTCATCAGATTGCACTTCAACTAGCTAGCAAGGAGACAGGAAAGGACGCACAGCTTGCGATGATCAACGCAACAGACCTAAGCGACGACACCAGTAACAAGTCAGGCGAATCGAACGAAGCCCCAACAGACAACGCTGATCCGTTCGCCGCACCAGAAGAGAACGACGACGACTTCTAAAGATTTCCACTGTAAACACTGTAAACACTAGACCTAACAATTTCTAACTTTCAAACCCAGGAGACATTAACATGTCACAAACAGTAGCAGGTGCAAACCAAGCAGTAACATCCGACGCAACTAACACGGGCGATGCACATGTGATCGTGCTTAACCTCGAAGACATTTATGTTGAGCCAAAGAACAACGCTCGCAAGACCTACAGCGACGAACACATCGAAGGACTCGCAGCGTCAATCGAATCGATGGGTGGCTTGCTCCAAGCTGTCGGAATCGTCGCAGTCAATCCAGGCCCGAAGAACGACGGTAAGTCATGGGAACTGGTATACGGATTCTGTCGCGTCATGGCCCTTCGCCTCCTCGGTGGTGACTGGGAGAACAACGTCAAGTGCGGTATCATGCTACCCAAAGACTCCGGTGAGTTGAAGGCAGCACAGATGATCGAGAACCTCCACCGTTCTAATCTCAATCCCATTGAGACGGCGGCTGGTATTGCTGAGATCATGAAGGCAGAAGGCTTGAACCAAAAGCAAGTCGGTGCATTGGTTGGCGTAAAGGAAGTTACTCTTTCCCGCCTCCTTAGCTTGCTACGATTGCCGCCCGAGTGCCAGAAGATGGTCGCAGACGAAGTCATCTCTCTCAGTCACGCACGAGAGATCGTTCGCTTCGCTCCGAAGGACGACATGGACAAGTATCGTGAGCTTTGCGAGACTGCAAAGGACATGACCTACGGCGAGTTCGAGTCTCACCTTCAGAATCTTTACGGTGGAAATGCATCGGCTGAAGAATCGGCTGAAGGCGATGTTACTGCCAAGAAAAGTACTGACGCCGCACCAAAGCGACCTCAGTTGCGAACGGCAAAGGATCTTCAGGAAAACTTCCTGACCTTCCTCAGCAACAAAGCGAAGAGTGCAGACGGTGAAGAGAAGAAGTACACCGCCAAGCAACTTCGTGAAGCCCAGGTTGACGTACTAAATTGCGTGATGCGTGTGCCTGAGACGAAGCTCGAAGCTGCAATCGCTCCGTTCCTCGCAGCCAAGGCTGAGAAGGATGCGGCAGATAAGGCCAAGAAGGACTCAGGAAAGAACAAAGAGAAGTTCTTTAGTGATTCCGTTAAGACAGTTAACGCCAACTTGAAAAGCCCTCTCGGCCCCGATGGCAACCGACCGTTCCCCGATTACACTTCTGCCGCTAAGCCTGTTGTTGACGCAATGGCGATTGCGTCAGAAGAGAATCTGAAGGATATCGGATTCGAGTTCGATGGCGAGACGTTTGAAGTCGATCTTCGCAAAGCGTGGGAAACCGACTACAAAGAGAAGCGTGCGACCGCTGAGAAGAAAGCCAAGGACAAGGCTAGCAAGCTAGCCAAAGAGAAAGCTGATAAAGAAGCTGCTGAATTGGGCGAAGCTGCAAGCGATGCCGATGCAGAAGCTGACGCTGTTTCTTAAAGTGGGGACTTGGAGATTCAGCTAGTGGCGGTGGGTGGCCTATTCACACCCGCCGCCACGCTTTTATTCTGCACCAAGCTTCTGCTACCCTTTACACTGTAAACATCCCCACCTTCTGCTTAGCTACTACAGTCAGGAATACGCCAGAAAGGACTCTGATACATGTCGCGCAAAGACTTGCGTGTGCTGACCCCATCAGGATCTACCCTAAGGACGCTAGCCTCAGATACCCCACGCCAAAAGGAAGTCAAAGAACCCATAAACGCAGTGAAGCCAGAGCTTACTGAGGCTCAACTATGGGCAGAGTACACGACAACAAAATCAGACGAAGCACGCGGAGAACTATTTCGCAGATTTCATAGCGTAGCCCTGAAGTTTGCGAGATCATACTACTCACGCAAGATGCCAGCCCATTCATCAGCCAACTGCGATGACTTGGAGCAGGCTGCGAGTGTAGGGTTACTAGAAGCAATTGGTTCGTACTCGCCCGACAAGGGAACTAACTTCCAGCAGTATGCGTACAAGAGGATCAGCGGGTCTATCATAGACTGCCTTCGAGCGCATCAGCATTATCCCCGGTCGATTTCAAAGAACCGCCGTGAGTTAAAGCCTCTCATTGCCCGTGTTGCCACAAGATTACAAAAGCCCCCGACTACAGACGAGATATGCGAACACGTTGGAGAATGGGTGAGGCCGATACTAGAAGACCCACTCTACAAGACAGGCGTATTCACTCAGGTCAAGTCAACGGACGAGAACGGAAATCTAATAGACGTAGTCACTACGATCCAGTGCAGTGGCACGACGCGAAAGGACCCACTCAGCAGGATAGAGCTAGAGCGAGCCATCCTCGGAGTAATCAAAGACAGATGCATACGTAAGACCATCTGGCTGTACTACTGGTGGAACATACCATTCAAGAGGATAGCTAGGTTCGAGAAGTGCAGCATGTCAACGATAGCCAATAGGCATGCTACAGGAATCGCAATACTAAAAGAGCATTTCACATACGCAGAGTTCAGAGACATCGTAAGCGACAAGTAATTTCCACTGTAAAGAAGGACGCATTATGGGAATCAACGATGCAAAAGGCGTGGACACTGGCAGCAAGTTCCTGCCCGGTACAGGCCACGGTGTCATGTATTCACACACCGTGACTTACATCGAGTCCTGCTTCTACTTATGTACGCCTTACAGCCATTGCAGGATGGACGTAATGGTGGCTCGCTACGAAGTAGCACATGAGATCCTGGCTTACCTCCACGACATTGGTGAGATGTGCTTCTCTCCTATCGTCCACTCTCACAAGATCTCAATGAACCATGGAGGTCAGAAAGCGTCGTACAATCACTGGCGTAAGTTCGACGAACACATGATGCTGTCTTGCGGTGAGCTACTGTTCGCCAGCGTCCCAGGCTACGAAGAGTCTTACGGCATGAGCGAGGAGCTTTCCTTCGCAGAGAAGCATGGACTCAAGGTACACAGAGTAGACCCAACAGTAGACTTCAAGATCAAGTATAGCAATGCTTTACTGGGGTACAAGTAATGAAGCTCATGATATGCGGCCACGGTCGCCACGGTAAGGACACCGTAGCACTATTCTTCAAAGAGAATCTCGGAATGACGTTCGAGTCATCCAGCATGTTTTGCTGCAAGCTGTTCATCTTCGACAGGATACACAAGACATTCGGGTATGAAAATTTGATAGATTGCTTCAATGACAGAAGCAACCACAGGGCCTTATGGTATGAACTGATATGCGAATACAACGAAGACGACAAGGCACGCCTGTCAAAGAAGATCTTCGCTGAGTATGACATGTATGTTGGAATCAGGAACGCAGAAGAACTTGCTGAAGCCAGGAAGCAGAAGGTGTTCGACCTATCAATATGGGTAGACGCTGACAGAAGGAAGCCCGTAGAACCGACTAGCTCCAATACAGTGACCGAAGACATGTGCGACATAACGATAAACAACAACGGAACAGAGGAAGATTTACAGTTGAAAGTGGCATTCCTAACTGACTTACTCGTATTCTAGGAGAGGGTGACATGGCTCAAGTAAGATCGTTTGAGAGCAAGCACTTCATCGAGAGATTGTTTTGCGACTGCGGAACCGAGATGCAGTACGAGTTCTGTGCAGCCACAGAGGTTGTAAATCCAGGCAAAGATGCAGTGCTTACCTACAAGCATGTATGCAGGGGATGCGGCCACATCGAGAACACTGAAGGTAGGTTCTACCCATTTGGTGTCAACACTGAAGTACAGGACTCATTATATAACGATGACGGTGAGTAGGTTCTCAATTTACACTGGAAAGAATCATGGCTAAGACAGACCCACAAGAGAGGACGTTCGATGTATCAGTGGATCAGGTGTACTTCCATGAACCAAAGACCAACTATGCAATAGTGTCCTGCTCAATCACCCATCATGCTAACCCAGATCACATAGGGAACAAGCTGGTATGCAAAGGAAACCTTCACCCAGTTCACGTTGGTGCCATCTACCACGTAAAGGGAATCCCAGTCTTCGACAAGAAGTTCAACAAGTGGGGAGTTAAGGTCAGCGATTGGAAGGAAACCACTTCACTCACAGAGAAAGGACTGATCAACTACTTGATACGTGAAGGACCAAACGTAGGAGACAAGAGGGCAGCAGAGATAGCAGAGACTATAGGATCGAACGCCATAGACAAGATAGCAGATGACTACAAGTGCCTTCTTTCAATCAAAGGGGTCACTGAGGACAGAGCCAAGGAGCTATCCGAATGGGCCAAGGGAGAGAAGAGGAACATGACAACCAAGACAATGCTGTACGGACTAGGCTTAGGTCCAGCATTAGTCGCAAAGATACTTGGATTCTTCGGCCAGGCAGCGCATGCTAGGCTGGACAAGGAATGCTTCAGGCTAACGTCAGTCGATGGCATAGGATTCAAGACAGCGGCAATGATAGCAGATGCACTGGGCATACCCTCGATCAGGCCAGATAGAGTTCAAGCTGGAGTATTCTATATGCTCCAAGAGATGATGAAGGAAGGTGGGCATACCAGGGTTCCACAGGATAAGCTAGTCACTGAGGCATGTAAGTTACTCGGAGTAACTAGACAGAAGGTGGTCGAGCAGATGAAAGTCATGCTGACCAACGGAATGGTTTGTACTAACAGAAGCGATCCGGCTAAGTTCTCTTCGACGCCGGAGATATTTGATAAGGAAGTTTCCAGTGGAAAAGTATGACGAACTAGCGGCAAGAACAGAGGCACCGATAACACCAGGGATGAAGAGGCGATTCTCCGGTACGATCATGACCCTTGAGGACGAGCTAGATACTCTATCCCAGGTAGGCAAGAGACTAGATGTAATCAAGAGACACATCTATTACAACGATCCAAAGTCTACAGAGCAGTTGAAGCACTGGCTGCATGACGAAGAAGAGAAGGACGACAAGTTCACTGACAACAAGTCAGTTAGATTACTACACGGAATCATAGGTATCATGACCGAGGCTGGAGAATTAGCGGAGGTATTCGCAGACGACAGCACGATGTACGGCAGGGAAGAGGACATCGACAAGGTGAACCTCATCGAAGAATGCGGAGACTTGATGTGGTACATCGGTCTGGTCCTATCAGCATGCGGTGTCGATATAGACTACTGCCAGAGAAAGAACATAGAGAAGCTCAGGGCTAGATTCCCCGAAAAATTCAATGAAGGCGATGCGTTGTCGCGTGACCTAGAGAACGAACGAAATGCATTAGAAGACGAAGAAGAAGGAGACATAGTATGAAACCTAGCCAAATGGAAAAAAGAATTCAGGAGTTGACTCAAGAGCGAGATGAGCTGAAGGCTGGCTATCTTAGTCCTGACGATTCTATCGTCGCTGAAGTAGCAATCCTCAAAAAGATCGTGTCAGATCTTGAGGAAACAAACTCTAAGCTTGAAGCTGACACACTGACCATGGCACAGAAGATTTCCGACCTTGAAGAGGAGCTTGGCGAAGAGATAGATGAAGATGAAGACGAAGACGAAGACGAAGGCGACATCTAGTCATCTATTCCTACCGTTCACGCCTGGGGTTTCCACTGTAAAGTGGGGACCCTGTTTTTCCCTCACGGTAATCCCCACGCCAAGAGAGGTTCATTCGCGATGCCAGAACTAGCAGAAGACTCGACAGCAAAGCATACCACATACTTCTATACTCCAGAGAACTTCGCAGGAGAGCACGAGCTTGCCTATTACGTGAAGAGAATAATCAAAGCCAAGGTAGATGCCATACCAGAGGTCACTGAAGGGCTTAAGGAAGATCAGCCGAAGGCAGTGCACTTGGCATGCACCCAGCCTCTAAGCATACTCAGAGGCAGGCCGGGAACAGGAAAGACCACCACGCTAAGGCAGATAGTGGAGTCATTCGACAACGCAGGACTGTCTGGAGCGATCTTCGCTCCTACCGGAAAGGCACGAAAACGTGCAGATGAGGTAGTGAACGACCCAGGCAAGAAGCCATTCAAGAACGCACCTGAATGCAAGACCATACATCGTGGCCTTGAGTATAGTCCGACCGATGGCGGATTCAAGTTCGGACCAAGGAAGAACCTAGATTACGACTACGTAATCCTCGACGAGTTCTCCATGGCTGGCCTTAGCATAGCTAAGTCCCTCTTCTCAGCAATCAACCCAAAGAAAACCAGGGTGATTCTATGTGGAGATCCAAATCAATTGCCGTCAGTCGACAGTGGCAACGTGATGCACGATCTGATAATGTCTCGTGCCATACCAGACACCAACCTGAACTATCTGTTTAGACAAGGTGCTGACAGCGGCATAGCGTACAACGCAGGACGCATACTGAATGGTGAGGACCTAGCCAAGACAGATCCCAAGACAGGTGAGCTATTCAATGACTTCTACTTCGTCGAGAAGAGAGATCCTGAACTAGCAAGAGACTACATCATCAACTGCGTAAGCGAGTCCATACCCGAGAATAGGAATCTGAAGCATGCAGACATACAGGTTCTTTCCCCTGGAAAGAAGTCCGAGGTGGGCACAGTCGCACTGAACGACGGACTCAGAGACAGGATCAATCCAGGCAAGGGCGGTGGATATAGAGGGCTGAGAGTAGGCGACAGAGTCATCAACCGTAAGAATAACTATGAACTAGAGATAGTTAACGGTGATGTAGGCACAGTTATTTCCACTGGAAACCACGGACTGACTATCAACTTTGGCCCAGGTGCTGGCCCAGAAGGAGATGGCCTAGTTGAATTAAACGCCGATAATGCAGAGAGCGTTTACTTGGCGTATGCTTTTACAGTGCATAGCTCGCAGGGATCTGAGTTCCCGGTGTGCGTCATACCTTTATTCAAGGCTCACTACAGACTACTGTTTCGCAACATGCTCTACACTGGAGCTACACGACCAAAGCAACTCACCCTTCTGGTTGGAGATCCTTTGGCACTGAAGCTCTGTATTGACACTAGCGTGGTAGACAAACGATCCACTGGATTGCAAGGACTGCTGAGATAATTTCCAGTGGAAAGGAATGACACATGGATAAGATGACGACCGACCAGTTGAAGGAAGAGATCGTAAGATCACTTGATATAGTAACATTCTATGAATCACATTGCGGCGATGGACAGGATTTCGGTGGAGGAAGACAGAACGGGTGGACCTCAAAAAGGGTCCTATGCCCACTGCATTCAGACCGGAACACGCCCAGCTTCTTTGTAAACGCTGAGACAGGAGGATTTAAATGTCATGCATGCGGTAAAGGCGGTAGCATATTTGATTTCTGGATCATAAAATCCGGCCTAGCACCAGATGATAAGACGAACTTTGCGAAAGCATTGGTTGCATTAGCAGATGATGCAGGTGTAGACATAAAGCACTGGAAAGATAAGCCCGCCCTAACCCCAAAGACTAAGTCAGCACAGCTTAAAAGGAAAGACGCTGACATCATCCCGAAGGTAAATAAGGCGGACGCGATGGATATCGCTAACGCCCCGATAGATACCATCGTAGTGGATACCTTCAATAAAGCTCTACGCCCAGAGCATTTCATGTACCTACTCAAGAACAGGGGCCTCAAGGCACCTACGATTGAGAAGGCTTGCATCGGATGGGACAAGACTTGGAAAGTAAAGAGCAACGATGGTCAGTGGACAGACGGACGCTACACCATACCAGTCAGGAACAAGAAGGGTGAAGTAAGGAACGTAAGGGGATACTCACCTCAGGCTGACGCATCATCCAAGATGATGAACCTAGTAACAGACAGGGGTTCACCGGCAGAGAGAAGGCACGGCACGCCGGTCAGGCTGTACAATCTAGACAGGCTGATAGCTGAGAACTGGGATCACGTAGTCATATGCGAGGGCGAGTTTGATTGCATACTGTTGAATCAGATGTTCGCAGATGCTGGACTCACTACCTATGGTGCTGTCACTGGCACCCATGGTGTCAAAAGTTTTGCACCTGAGTGGATGGAGTATCTCTTCGGTAAGTTCGTATACATCTGCTTCGACTGCGACGAAGAAGGCAAGCTGTCATCTCACAACGTAGCCAATAAGTACTTCCTCAAGGCACTGGAGGCATCCAAGTTTTCCACTGTAAAGATTATAGACCTGCCGCTGGAAGGAACGAAAGACTCGAAGGACCTCACCGACTTCTTCCTTAAGTCAGAGCTTAACACCAATGACTTCCTTAAGATAATGGAAGAAACGCCAGAGCTTATATGCGGAGGCATGGACGGGGACGAGGCCACAGTCGAGGCTGAAGAAGTAGACAACCTAGTCGTTGCCCTGAAAAACAGGAAGTACATCGACAAGAAGGTCACCGTGCCCATCACCATATCAGGTACAACATCAAAGATCTTCCATGCTATACGTAGCTACAAGATAAAGAAATGCCCACTGCTCGCAGGTGGTGAATGCTGTCACGCTGACGCTGGCACACAGACTATACCATATGGGCACGCCCTGTTCATTGAAGCATGCATGCAGAAAGAGAGTGCAAACCTCAGGTCCATAGCCGAGATAGCATGTGCCAAGGGAAAGAAGTGCACGGTTGAGCCTATAACCAAGGTAGTCATGGAGGAGTACTACGCTCACCAAGTAGTGGAGAGATGGAGGGCTGAAGAAGATCAGGACGGCAGGCTACAGAATTCACAGGAGCTAGTTCAAACCCCAGTGTATATCCTTCAGCCAGAGGACAACATCACGATCCAGCCGCAGAACTACATGGCTACAGGCTGGATACGAACGCACCCGCACACCGCTATAGCTACCCTGTTCGTGCAAGAGATGGTGCCAATGGAAGAGGACTGGCGACAGTTCGACATGGCACGGTCAGACAACAGGGAGGTAATGCAAGCACTGAAGGATGAGTTTACCGTACCTGAGATAATGCACGACCTAGTGCATGGGGTTACCAAGATCTATGATGCCGATCACATCCTGCTTACAGTCCTCCTCACTTACCTCTCACCATTGCACTACAACTTTAATGGAGGAAGAATCAGAGGCTGGGTCAACAGTGCCATCCTCGGTGACTCAGGCACAGGGAAGTCAGCGACTTATACTGCTCTATCCGACTGGATTGAACTCGGAGACTTGTTTTCGGCTTTATCTGGAACAAGGACTGGCCTGCTATACGCAATCAAACAGAAGGGCGGCGAGTGGATGATATCGATTGGTCGATACGTCCAAGCCTCATGTAAGATCATAGCAATCGATGAGACGCAAGAGAGTACAAAGGAAGAGATCAAGCGAATGGCGATAGCCATGGACACTGGCTTTCTAAGCATCGAGCAGGTAGCCAGTGGCGGGTATCACACACAGACAAGAACGATCTTCCTCATGAACCCCAAGGATGCAAACGGAGAAGCCGCCACGATATCCGACTTCGTCTTCGGGTGCGAAGCACTGAGGGAATGCTTCGACCCTATGTTTATTAGGCGTCTCGACCTAGCCGTGTTTTCCACTGGAAAGCATGACTATGATTTTTACAATCAGAAGTCAGAGATAGATGCAGAGATAAGGCTTACATCGAAAATGCTGAGAAGCTTAGTTCACTGGGCATGGACTAGAAAGATAGATCAGATACACTGGTCGCCAGAGGCTACGGACATGTGCCTTGAGAAGACGACGGAGCTATCAGACAAGTACGGGTATGTTGACGACATACCATTGGTCAATCCTCAGGACTTCAGGCTGAACCTAGCTAGGCTATCAACAGCCTATGCCGTACTGGACAGAAGCTTTACTGATGACCTAATGGCTCTGAACGTAGAGCCGGAACACGTGGCCGCGATGGCTATGTTCATAGATTCAATCTACAGTTCGCCCGCCTGCTTGCTTCACCAGAAGTCCAATCAGAACAGAAAGAGAAAGACACTGTCTGACTTCGATGAGATTAGGGAAGTATTCGAGGAGACTATCAAGCAGGCCAAGGACTCCTCCAATCAATTCTTCAGGGATGGCAATCACTTCTGTCAGATACTTCTGCTCATCGAACAGCTAGAGTCTGTCAAGAAGAGGGATCTTCAAGAGCAAATAGACATGAGATCTAGGTGGCTAGGGTCTAACATAGCCACTCTACAGGGATTCAATCTTATAACCAGCGGCAGGTGGGGATACAAGAAAACAAAGAAGTTCAACCTGTTCATGCAGAGATGGAGGCAGGACCAAGAGATAGCGGATATGCTAGAGGGAGTATTCTTAAACGTAGGAAAGGCTTCAAGGAGAGCTAACACTACAGAGTCATACACGTCTTCATTGCCATCAAAAAGCAGTGACGATCCATTCAGTGATTTCGATCACTCACAAGAGCAGGACGACCCGTTCAATTAGATCAGGAGTTTACAGTGGAAATCTCAGACCTACCATCAGCGAACAAGCCAAGGCTACAAGAGGCTGGCCCCAGGAAATATAAGCGAGGAGAAGCAGACCTCGATCTCACAGAGGCCCATGAGATATACGAGAAGGATGCGATTGAGTATGCGTTGAACTTTGGCTGGAGCATAGCCACATGTATGAACGACGCACTTGAGAAGAGGCACGAAGGAAAGAAGTACCTGACAGTAAGGGAGTGCGACATAGCCTGGAGATCTAACTACGATCTCGGCAATGATATGATCTTCGAGGCGATGGAGATGTTCGGCACAATGCTGACAGAGGGCATTGTTGGAGAAGACGGTAACCCGTGGGAGTTAAGAGAATACTACAACCGTGGCATAGCCTTCATGAAGAATGGAGGATGGGACAAGTCTTCACCAGAGAAAAGAAAGAAGGCGGAGGATGCAATCAGGGACACGACCGACTCCCTAAGTCAGCTTGGGCTTCCAGCAACAGTAAATGAGATCTCTCACGGATTCCATGCTGCACTTACTCGCCCTGAGTACATGACTGAGTATCAGTACAAGAGGGCGAGAAGCGAACGCAAGATTACATGGGGGTTCGGTGATGACTAAGATACTATCTATAGACCCAGGCATTAAGCACACCGGCGTTGCTTCATGGGAATTCAAGATACGAGGCATGGGCAGGGAAGGCATCAACTACGCAAAGAACATACGGCCAAGGACGAAGTCAGAAGGGATACACGACAGAGCAAGGGACATAGCCCAGTCAGTACTAAGCCTTACCATCAAAGATGACTTTGATCACATAGTGATTGAGCAGCCGCCTCAGACAATCTACGGAGTCAAGACCCTTAAGAAGGAGATGCTTGCAGCCAGGGCACAGTCAGTATTCAAGGTGTTCGCTGTAGCATACGCCATAGTGGGTGTACTCCTCAGCACTAAGACAGTGGACATGTGCCTTCCAATAGATTGGGAGAAGCACAGGGGCAAGAAGAAGGCAAAGCCATGGTCAGTCGAGACTGCCAACAAGCTTATAACTTCGTTTAATCCAACGTCGTCACTGATTGTTGATGGTGGAGTCAAGCAGAACATAGCCGATGCCATAAACATCGGCTTCTACTTCGCAGTTAGCAAGGGATACTACGATGGCTGAACAGAAAAACATCTGCTCATACAAGGCAGTATGCAAGAAATGCAACATGGTGTCCCTCGATAACAGGCCAGCAATATGCAAAGAACTAGAATGCGAGCATCTAACCGTATGCTTAAAATGCGGAAAGAACAAGCACATAAAAGACGAAGACAAAACCCTGTGCGGGTCATGCTCTGGAAGAGGGGCGGACATAGAGTTCTCAACAAACGCAGAAGGAGACACGGTCGCCACCCCGGTAACGCAGAGCGATATCCACGAACCTATTTCCAGTGGAAACAATCAAACGGAGGGTGGTAATTCGGAGCTTGAGCAAACTGGAGTTGTCATAGAGATCACTCCACCTGGCGTAGCCCCAGACTCATATTCTGAAGCCGAGAGGAAGTACTACCTTGAGCAGTACGAGCAGTACTCAGGCTACTACAGAGATCCGACCGCATACTTCCTGTGCCACCAGATCATAATCACAGAGATTGAACTAAACTGGCTTACCTGTTACATGATCCAGACTAGGGGAGAGTTGACTAAGGAGCTTGACTCCAAGAAGACCAGACTCATAAGTAACCTCGAATCCCTTCGCAAACAGCTACCAGAGAAGGAAGCATTCGAGTTAAGCGACGACGAGAAGTCGATGGCGATGATTCACGACTCGTACATGAAGGAGAAGGAAGCAAGAGAGGGCCTTGGCGTGAGGAGGATGTTCAGTGATGCAGCCATAGCACTAGCACCTGTCCTAGACTTTCCAATGGACCTACAGTACCTGCTTCAGTCACTTGGATATGATACCGTAACGGCATTAGATGTTGCACAGAAGCACTTAGACTCAGGGGCAGACCTGCCTGAGGACCCGCATCAAGTCGCCCTTTTCTTTGGGTATGAATTGAACAGCGAGTACGCATTACCACTAGATGGAAAGGCAAAAGAAGATGGCAACTAGTCACGCATGGAGGAATGACAACAGGCTAACTGCGATGATGGTTGACGATTTCATACATGATCCGATTCTGGCAGCGAAGGTAATACTGAACGTAAAGCTCCCTCCGCATCAGGAGCTTAGGCTCGCAGAGATGTGGACTACCCACTTCACTATGGACGACTCAGGATTTTCCACTGGAAAGTCCTTTACTCTTGGACTGCTATCTGCACTGAGATCCTGCCTGTTTCCTAATCGAATCTCAGGAATCATCTCAGGTACGTTCCGTCAGGGACAGTTGATCTTTCAGAACTATGACAGATGGTACTCGTCATCCAAGATATTCAGAAGCTGCGTAAAGACACAGCAGGGCAGGCCAAGGATCACGCACGGAACCTCGGCATGGGAGATCCACTTCAGGGGAGGTGCCACCATCAGGGCGTTGCCTCCCAACTTCGACAAGGATAGTGAGCGGTTGAGATCAGAGCGTTGGCACGATGGGTACTTCGACGAGTGGACAATCTTTAATATAGCATCACTCACCAAGACGCTATTCGGTCGAGTCACTGCGTTGAATGATTACCAAGATGACAAGATAATGCAGAACCACATACACTGCATGTCAACCCCAGGCTTCAGGCATGACAGGTCATACACGCTAGTCAAGAGTATCGACTCAAACATAGCCAGGGGCAATAAGGACTACGCGCGGTTTACATCCAACTACCGGCACGTGCCAGTAAACAAGAAGGAGTTCCAGGCGTTCGTTGATCGTCGAACAATCTTCACCATGCAGACCACGAACCCTGATGGCGTAGTGAAGTCAGAGATTGATGGCAGGTGGCAGAAGGACTCCATGTCTTTCTATTCGTCGAAGGACATCGATGCTAGACGGAGGCAGAACTCTCCCATGCTGCTGCAAAGACGCAGCGACAACGACATGTACGTTGCCGGGTACGATACAGCAAGGGGTGGATCTGATCACACTAAGTCTAGTGCAGATGACTTCTCTATATCTGTACTCAAGATATCCGACCTGTCAGAACCGCCGCAGCACTGCCTAACAATTCGGAAGAACAACATTCAATCTGAACACATGGCAGGAATAATCCAAGAGCTTCACAAGAAGTTTCAGTTTTCGTTCGTGTGCTACGATCCAGGCGGTGGTGGACTGTTCGTCAGGGATGAACTCAGGAAGACAGAGATACCGATACGAGGAAAGATAGAGTCAGTCATTCCAATGGTCGAGCTTGGAGATCCACATGGATTGATAGGTGACAATATACTGGTTCCGTTCAAGCGTGGAGATTTCTTCATTAATGCACTGTGGGGCAAGATGGCGTCTGATAGCGTCATAGTAAACAGAATGCATAGAGCTATGAGGGATGCTATTTCCACTGGAAACATCATACTCCCAGGAAGATGGAACGGATGGGAAGAGGCTGGTGGTACGTGGGACGTTGGTGCCAAGAGGGAGTATCTGAACAGAGCGAAAGGAATGGCAGAGGCTGATGTGATACGTGCCGAGATGGACATAACTGTTGAGCAGTTAATCCAAGTTGACATCGCTAGACACAAAGACAAGTCGCCGTCCATAGACACATACGGAATGTACAAGTTTAAATCCAAGAATAAAAAAGATTCTGCATACGGATTACTGTACTCGTTCGTTGCATACTCTATACTTAAAGCACTGAGCGGCAAGGACATGCCTGGAAGGCAAGGTGGATCTGATCTAGCAATTTCTATTGACCCAATATAAATAAGCTGCCGATAAATCCTCTACACGAAACATTAGTGGAGAGAGTTTCAATGGCAGACCTGCGTAAGATCATCATAGACGAGCCTGAAGAGACAGCCGAAGTCGGTGCCATCGAAATGATGGGCGTACCCATCAGGGAGTTCGCATTCAGCACTGTCGACACTGCGTTCACTAGCGGCAGCAGTACAGGAGGCAGCGGCACAAGAATCAGGAAGACGACTCTTGATCGCTTGATGAATGACGCCACCCCTGCGGCCAAGCACACGCAGATTCGACGATCAATGGAGTGGTCAGAGAGGGATGACCTAGTCCAGGGACTGGTCAGAGTCAAGACTGACTTCACTACATCAGGCTTCAACATCGCCTGCGCTCCAGAAGTTTCCAGTGGAAATGAGAACGAGGTAGAGTTCTCTGCGTTCGAGGTAAAGCTCGCAAAGATCAAAAGGAAGTGGGACTTCTACGCCCTCACCAAGAAGCTTCTAAGCGACTGGTTCACATGCGATAGCATGATTCTGTACTGGAAGATCGACCCTAAGTCAGAGGGATCTCAGTCATCATCTGCGTCGGTGCCGCCAAAGCCACGCTCAAGGGAGGCACTTGTCCCTGGCCTACAGGACATCACCGCCCTTAACCCAGGCGACATCGACTGGAATAATTCGTTTGGAAACGATGTACTAAGGGTTGCAATTCCCATAGAGATAAGAAACAAGATACAGTATGCCCTTCGCCTCTATACAAAGGCAGAGCGAGAAGAGGCCCTCATGGCTCTCGTCAACGACGAAGGCATACCGTTCGCATACATCAAGGCCGTGAAGACCGGCGACAGTATGGTTGCGTTGAACAGGGAAGACGGCCACAACTGGATAGTCAAGACCAACAACAGAAAGCATCACGGACTAGCCAAGCCATCCATGGCTAACATTTTCCTTCCGCTGGAAACTCGAAACAACTGTACGGACGGCGACTTCGCTACATCGTTCATGATGAAGCACTTCATGCTGCACGCCAAGATGGGTGAGTCCATAACCCAAGGCCCTCTTGCTGGACAGAAGAACAACTGGGCCAAGCAGGATGATATCGACGCACTTACAACCAAGCTCAAGGACACATCACAGGCCGCCAAGATAGTAACGAACCACACGGTGTCCTTCGACTTCATCTTCCCTCCCAACGACATGTTCTCTGGTGAGAAGTACAAGAAGCCAGAGGAGAGAATCTTCAACTGGGCAGGTGTTACCGTAGTGGTGTTCACTGGTGACGGTGGCAATTACGGCAGTGGATTCCTTGGAGTCAAGAGACTCATGGCTCACTTAGTAGACGCAAGGACTGAAGTAAAGTGGGTGCTATCTGAGTTCTTTGATCACGACAGCATAGTTGATCGAATAGAAACCCCAGAGAACTGCGTTGTCTCGGCAGGCTTCGATGAGAACGTCCTCAAGGAACCAGCACAGCTACTAAATGAGCTAAGGTTCCTCGCAGAGTATGCATGGACAGATCCACGAACAGCACACAAGGAGCTTGGAAGAGATCCTGATTCTACACTAAGGCAGAAGGCGATATCCAAAGCAGAGGAAGAGAAGACAAAGCTATGGTCATGGCCCGAGCCGCCCGATCCTTTCGGAGACAAAGGCGGTGAGCATCAGAACCCAGGTAGACCCGGCGTAGATGGAAACCCTGACGCCAACGAAGGTACTAGAACACAACCCCCAGCAGGAGCATCGTAGCATGCCTTTCACACTTGACGATTTCATACACAAGATCGGCGCTCCTGAGTCAGGCGACTCTCGGGAGAGAGTAGTAGGAGACAACGCCTCCGTCCAGACCATGGACGTTGGTGAGATCAGGGACATGTTTCCAGATGTCCAGTTCTCTGATTCGCCAAACATAATCTACTTCCCGATGAAGCTCTGCCATTCGCTACCTACAGTCAACAAGAAGCGACGGTGCTTCACCACCAAGACCCTGGCAAACTCCTTTGCTTCCGCTCAAGACAGCTTGATTGATATCGAGCATTCTCTTATTGACAATGGCATCTCCTCTCGCGATGAGATCTGTGGTCACATCAAAGCAGTGGCTTATGCCAAGGAAGGTTTACAGTGGAAAGAAGTTGCAGACGCAAGCTCGATCCCAGACAGCGCAGTCCCCTTGTACGCCCTCGGTGCCTTGTACATGCGGCACTCGAAGATCCCAGACATAGTTAAGAACCACTTGACAGGACGCGAGCAGTGGAAGGTTTCGATGGAGTGCGGGCACAAGTGGTCCGATGCGGCCCTCTACTACCGAGACGAGTTCATTCCATTTGCCGACGCAGATGGTGACATGCTTGAATGCGTTCACGGCAATGGAGTCAAAGACTACAAGGGTCACGAGATGGCAGTAGCCCTGGGTGGTGTCGACGGTAAGGTAAGCTTCTGGGGAGCAGGTATTACCACCTCCCCGGCAGATGATACCAGCGACGTACTGGCAATGGTTGCTGGCACCAGTCTCGAAGTCGCATCATCCAGCAGCGGAAAAATCTTTCTTCCACTAAAATATAAAATTTTTAGTGGTGAAGAAAATTGCGTGGAGGTTGCCAGCGTAGCTGTCGATACAATGATTAACGATTTAGCTAGCATTGCCATAATCGGCAAGACACAGCCTGGAGATGAAGACGGGCACGTTCATGAAATTCTTAGCGACGGAACGATTTTGCCGTCCAATGGTCACGTACATTATCTACAGAACATGAACTTAGTGAGGGGCAACAAGCCTAAGCTCACTGGACGAACCGACACTCACCACAGTTATTGGCGAGATCCTCAGGGCACAGAGCATTCTGAGGTTCATCTGCACATCGTTGACGTGCCGCTCAGGGGTAAGAACAACTCTGGCGACACAGTTGTACCAGAAGAAGCATCCTTACCCGGAGACATCGAAGTGAAATTCAAAGATCTATTCAAGAAAATGGAAGACGCAACTAAAAAGATTTCCAGTGGAAATCCGGTAGACGAGGCGACTCAAAAAGAGTTCGCAAGTCTAGTCACTGAGATGCGTCAGTCGTCCGTACAGGCAGACTTTGACGAGTCAGTCAAGAGTGAGATCGCCAGCCAGATTGAAGGCGGCGAACTCATGACTAAAGAGCAGCACGAAACTATGCTTAACGAGGCTCTTGAGTTGAAGCAAACTGAATTTGATGCAGTCAAAGCATCGGACGAAAAGCATGCATCGCGACTCAAGGAAATCTCAGACATCGGAGTCAACCTTGAATACAAGTTCGAGGAAGATGACGAAGAGACAATCGAAGAACAAGTTAAAGCCATGTCGCACGACGAAGCTGGCGACAAGATGTTCAAGAGAACGATCAATCTCCTGAAGCAACTGGCTAAGGCCGCAACCTCCGAAGAAGAAGTTGAAGAAGTTGAAGTCGTCGCTGATACTGCGAGCGTCAACAAGAAGGTTCAACTACTGGTAGGCGCTGGGTCAACTGAACAGGCCGCTGAAACGGCAAGCACGAAAGTAACGAAGAGTCTTCGTGGACGAAGTGCAATCTCTTACGCTAAGTAATTGCTGAAGAGACTCATGCCATACCTCACACCATCTACCAAGAAATAGGAGAGCATCATGCACTTCGGAGATTCACGATTCAAACATGTTTCCGGTAGCTACGACTACTGGGACAGTGCAAAGACAACCGAACTTGACCTTAGTGTAGCCGACGCTAATGTCGGAACTACTCAAAAGGGCAAGGGCGTTACGCTAAAGGACAACGACGAAACAGAACTTGCCTACGCTGAAGTCGGAGACTTTTTCCTCGGCTTCATGCATCACTCGATCAACCTCAGTGGAACCACTGATGAAACCGGGTTCAAAGAATTCACCATCGGCAAGCTTGATATCCCCAAAAAGCGTGGAAGCCCAGTGTCCATTGTCCTGCCAGCGCCTGGATCTATCTGGGAGTTCGAGGGAACTGGAATCACGTCTGTTGACAATCTAGTCACCGATTCTGGTACTGGACTGCTCGCAACTGGCTCCACACTTCGTTCGCCGCTGACTCAGAAGAATGGTTGCTGGCAAATTGCCGTAGCAACGGACGTGATTCACGCCCATCTCCTACAAGCCAACCTTACTCCAGAGAATGCTGCTGAAGTTCGCATTCGAGTGCAGATCTGCTCGCCACATCTGTTCGTAACTGAAACGTAAAAGTTTCCACTGGAAAACCAGAGATACAATTTTCAAAATAGATTATAATAAATTTCCATTGGAGCTATAAACATGGCAGGAAAAAGCCACCTCCGCAATCTGCGAAGAGACGCGGAAAAGAATTTTCAAGGAGGCGGTGAGAATATCACAGCCTCCCCTATCAACTCAGCAAGCCCTACCCAGATGGTAGCTGAAGCCAAGCGCGGTGAGCGAGAGTTCGCTAGCATCCCATGGATGCTTCCAGAGAATGCTCGCATGCTTGACCGTGAGTACGCAAGCTACCGAGATGAGCGATTCGACCTGACGAATCAGGACGACTTGCGAGAATACCGAGCGTTGATGGTTGCCGCTGCTACGAATGCAGAAGCTGCACGAGACTTCGCTGCTTATCGAAACTTCGAGATCTCCGCCGACGTAATGGCTACGCCATGGTCGATGGGAGCCTTCCAAATGGTGGATCTCTCGGCAGACGAACTGCCAATGATCACTCGACCGCAAAGCCGGAACTTGAATGAGTTCACGGTTCGCAATGTCGGTGTTGATGGCGGTAGTCGTCGAGCGCAATGGCGAACAACGAAAGCCGCGACAACTTTGGAGATGGATTATCTCCAGACGGATCGCGTCAATTACCCTCTCGTTGACCTCCAGCAGGGCGACGTATCTCAAGCAGAAGCAGTGCGACAAACACTTGCCTATGACCTTGAGATGCACTTGGACGCCTTGGCATTGACTAACATCGATGCCGCTGAAGTAGACAGTGGACTTCGTGACTCGCTGAACATCCACTCGTCCGTAGATACTGCAAACATCCCAGACTTAAACCATCTGGACTTGAACGCAGTCGACGTAGCTACTGAACTTTCCATTGGAAAACTCAAGACGATCCTTGAGCATGTTTCCAAGTTCGGTGCAGCCGGTGGTGCTGATGAGCCAATTAGCATCCAGACGATCATGATCTCGCCGCAGAACATTCGTGACCCATGGGATTTCATTGACCTCGTCAGTGACTTCAATGATGGCGACCGAGTGAAGCCGAAGGACACTGTCACTTCTACTACGCGTGACTCGATCTTCAGCAGTGGCATGATGACGAGCGCATGGGGACATAACTTCTCATGGACTCCGAATGCACAGCTTGCAAAGGGCAAGATGTACGTCCTGACTAGCCAGCCTCTCGGTTGGGCTTTCACCAAATCCGCGTTTGATAAAACGCTGGTATGGGACGAGAGCAACAGTCCTGACCATGCACAGCGCAACGAAGCAGAGATCCTTCACAAGAAGGCTATCTCGATTCACGTACCCGATGAATGGCGATACAGAGTCGTCATCGTCGATCTATAAAGCATCGTTCGTTGGGTCGTGGAAGGGGGAAGATCGCAGTCTGGGATTTTCAAAGTGAAAAATAGCTTCGGCGAAAAGTAACACGAATTTCTATTCAGTCTCTCCCCCTTCCATTTTTAACACCAGAAAGCACTCACATGAAACTGCCAGTAGCTATTCCAAAAGACTTACTCGCAGAGCTTCAGTCTCAGCGAGGCGAAGCAAACTCAGAGCGAATCGAAATGTTCGACAAGACCTGGGAATGCGGTACTCTAGTTTTTGAGAAAGTGATAGCCGGTCTTTCCAGTGGAAACTATGTCGGCCACATGGTCTTCAGGGTAGCCACTGGCGGTGAGTCGCTTAATCAGAATTTTGATTTACTTGAGATATTCACCACCAATACGGAGTAAGCCATGAGCTTTACGCATACAGTAACAAAGTCCGTTATTACTGCCAGTGGAGTCGTCTCTGACGTATCCGCACAGTACACCGGATCTGGAACGATTGAGATTGACGAGGTGGTTGCAGATGCTGCCACGGACTTCGAGGTCGTCGCAGCAATCGACGTATCCGCAGTTCAGTCTTTCATTGTGATTTCCGACAAGGCAGTTACATTGGAAACCAACAGCGGAAGCGTACCTGATGACACGCTGGTTCTCGTTGCCAACAAGGCATACCAATGGGACACCGGCAGCTACAACACGTTCTTGCTGGTATCCGCAGACATCACATCGATCTTCTTCACGAACGCCTCTGGTTCTGATGCAAACATCAAGATCCGATGCGTCCTTGATACAACGCCTTAATAACAAGGCAGGATTGAGCAATGGCAGCTACAACCTTTTCAAATCTGTATGGTTATATACGAGCGGTCTTAGGGGACTTAGATGCCCAGAAGATTATGTACTCTAATGATTTCCTACGGTCCATGTTAAGACTTGAGCTGATGACGCTCTGCGACGAGGCGATAGCTGAGGAAGTAGACTCAGATCCAGAAGCTTTCACTAAGGAGCTTACGGCGGTACAGCAGGCACTTGTTATATACAGTGTAGCAAGGTCCGTGGTATCGCCAAAGGATAACTTCTTCCACTACAAGACGCCAGTACTTACCATAACGCGAAAGGGCGGCGCTCTTAACTTGATCGCTCACCTTGACAATCAGATAACCAGACTTTGTGGCGGTGCATTCCCTATTGGAATGGAAACAGATCTTGAAGCTTACATAGCCCGCGAGAACAGATACTACGACGAGCTATGTTCAGCAATCGCAGAAAGCCCATGACCAAACACCCAGCATCAGAAGTACTTGATACGCAAGCCCGAGCCATAGATAGGGTCATCAAGGGCATGCAGATACAGGTCCTTCAAAATGCTGATCAAGTGGAAATTTTAATCAATGAAATACTTGCGAAGTTTCCAGTGGAAAAAGGTAAGGCCGGGGAGATGAAGGTTCTCATAGAGCATCTAATCAAAATCCCAGTAAGGCGAAACGTCGGACTACTGAAAAACATACGCAAGACCATTGATCATATTAACAAATAAGAAAGGTATTAAGTCATGGCAGAAATCAATTTAACCTATGGCGCAAAGACAAAGACAGGCAATGAAGCCTGGATTTACTACAGCCTCCAAGTAGGTATCATCAAGGAAGTTCGGACACTCACAGACGCTGGTGTCCAGGCATTCGATATGACGAACACAGGCTGCGGCAACCCGATCTGCCCAGACCCTTCGTTCGATGCGTCAGTAATCGAGATTCCAAACACGGGATCGATGGGTAACATTCCCCAGCAAGCACCAGTTGGATTCGCCTCGGAAGAGGTAGCAGACCCAACTACAATCGGTGACAGCGTATCGATTGCGTGCCTGCCAAACCCAGCGGAAGATGAATTGATCTGTTACGATCAAGGATTCTCGGCAAGCCCAGGATTATCGTACCGGCCAATCGCACGAAAGTTCCAGACCGTCGACCATTACGTTCGCCAGCGATCTGAGAACACACTGTCAATGAACGACCTGTTCGTCAGTAATCGTGATGGACTCCAGAGAATTCAGGGCCGTCCGGTCACGATCATTGTAAAGATCTCTCCTGATGGCACCGGCCAGTTCAGTGAGATCCAGTACTACTGTAATGTGATCCTGAATCCTCAGCCGATGAACAGCGGCGGCGATGGAAACGCGAGCATCGACGTATCTCTCGAAGGCACGTTCGACTTCTTCGCAGTCTTCTCCGCAGCCAAGCCTTAGTTTCCACTGTAAACTAATACTGTGCAAGCCTGCTGCAACCCGGCGATGACTACTTCAGGTAGTCATCGCCTTTTTCTTTGGAGAATCAAATGGTACGAATGTTAAACCCAGTTTGGGTAGGACTAGACGCTGAAGTAGGAGTCTTTCTTGAGGACGATGACGGCGTAGCGACCGGCCTGTCCAACCAGAGCTACTGGAACCACAGAGAGTACGGGTATGATCAGCCGCTATTTGAGTACTGCTACTGGCAGGACATAAAGGTGGATGCAGTACTGGAAGCAGAGCGAAGGCAGGTCCCAGGTCTTGCAAGCAAGAAGATAACAACCAGAAGCCACACATATGAAATAAAGGTCCAGTCATGGTACTTCAAACAGTCGGTAGAGTTTGACGTAAACGATTTTCAGAGCAGGGAAACCAGGCTAACAATAGTGCTTGCTAACTACAGCCCATACAAGGCCAAGGAGGAGCAGATTTTCCTGAGGGGTTGCATCATCAAGGGTGTCAATCTCAACGTAAAAGAAGGCAACCCCGTACAAGAAGCTCAGGCTTCATTTTGGGCTGAGTCATTTTGGGCTGAGTCATTCTAGTGGACGATATAGTATTAACGAGAACATGACCAAACCCTTAACGAACATGACCAGGAGAAAAAGATGACGAACCTGAGAGCACTAGGTAAATCCGACGAGCCAGGCGAGGACCCGCAGGACCCGCAGGACCCGCAGGACCCGCAGTTGGCTAACGAAGCTATCGAAGAGAAAGACCAGTTTACGTACCGCACTCTGAACGTAGGCGGGACAGAGAAGAGATTCAAGTTTCTAGTTGTTGACTCAGCCAAGAAATGGCATGAAGCAAATTCCTTAAGTTCCGTATTTGAACTCAAGCAGCCAGGGTCGGATCAGGGGATAAAGATTCCATTCAGCGGGATCTCAATGAAACAATGGGAGGAAGTCGAGGTAAAGTACCCGATCCCGGAGTGGACTAGCGAGGAAGAAAAGAAAACACAATCATTCATGGACCGAGAGAAGCTCGCGACCGACAACAAGATGATAGCCTTGTTTGAAATTTCCAGTGGAAAGGAGATACCCGGCTCGAACATGGAAGAGAAGCGATCCTTCGTCGAACTGAGAAGTCCAGGCGATTCAGATGCATTATTCCTTTACGTAACGGAAGTAATGTGCAACCTTACTAGCGGTCGAATCATGGACGACTGGAACCTATATTCTTCCCTTTCTGAAACTACTCTTGAAGTAACTGAATTGTCAGGATGGGACGACTGGAAGCCAGCATCAGAGACAAAGCATTTCTTCAGGTTCCAACGGCCATTTCAAGATTACATAGTTGAGATACCGATGACATCGATAAGCTCAGCAGACAAGGCCATGATTGAAAGCACATGCTCAACGCCAGAGCCACCAAACGGACCCAAGAAATTTCCTAATGGCAAGTTTGACATGAGCGGCATGGAGCCGAACTACAATGATCCTTCATGGCAACAAGCGGCACGGTCGGTAGCGCAGAAGAGAGCAGTCAAACTGTTTGAAGCATGCCTTCCTTTCGAGATACCAGGGGATACAGACAAAGACAAGTACAACTGGATTGCACTCAGGATGCCTGGTGATGTATCTAATACCAGAAGATTCATCGAAGAGGAAGTTGCGGGGTACAAATCCCGATACGATTTTTTTACTCTAAGCTCAGGCCAGACGAGCTAGAGGGATACATATACCACACTCCGAAGGACCCTGTCGAACAAGTAATGATAAGCCTTGACTTAGTTAAGGGCAGGGTTGCTAAACACTGGGGCTTGATGCCCTGGGAGTTTAGAGAGCTTGAGAGAGAAAAGGCCGCTGAGTTGCATGCTATCTATCAGGTAGAGCAAGAGATAGAAGCGTACTACAATAGTGAGCAATCAAAGCGTCTCGATAAATAGGGAGTTTCCACTGTAAATGTCTCACACGCAATTCCTGACATCACAAGAGATCACACTCTTGCAGGCAGATTACGATGAGCTACTTGATAGCCCAGAGGCTTCCAGTATCACGATAGAATACTACGCCTTTGAGCCACTAGAAGCTGACGACATTGACGATGTGTATGGCACTAACGACAGGGGTAGACGGCCTGTCATCAGTGTATCCATCTGCGGAATACACCAGATAGTAACTGACAGGAATCTTGCCTTGCTGTCCTTTGGCATCTTTGAGGTAGGTGATTCAATCTTCTACATCAGAAGAGACATCGATCTCCAAGAGGCCCAGGACGGATTTGTTGCAGTTCCAGAGAGCGTCATCTTCATAGACCCAGGTGGGGTACGGTGGGAGCCTGACCTACAGAACCTCGGTGCAGCGCAGGACCTACTGAAGGCACGCATCGGTGGAATTCAGATCTGCCAAGCAGTACCATGTCACCTTGAGAAGAGATAGCCATGGCAAAGGGACCAGCCAAGACAACGATAGGGGTCAAGATTGATAAGTCCAAGGGCAATCTGCTCAGGGGCGTTGAGTGGCTGGAGTATCTCACGACTCCCGAATACAAAGAAGATGTCAGGGAGACAATGAGAACCAAGGGTAGGCTCACTGAGATTGAGATGGGCGCAAGGAAGGTGATAGAAGAAGAGATCTACAACAAGTACAAAGGATATCAGGGCGAGGGCAACATAGCTGACTCAATGACGGCAGTTGAAGATGACAGGAAAACAGGAACTACCGTACTGTATTCAGACCCCTCTGTCGCTGAAGCAAAGTTAGGGCCTCAGTTTTCATATGCCGCATTCTTTGAGAAGCCAATTGAATTTAACTCATTCATTGGTGACGAGGATGAAGGTCTGTCAAAGAAAAGATACAGGCCATTCTTCGACCAGCTAACAGAGATGTTCATGAAGATGACAGAGAAGCATGCCATGCAGGCTCACAGGATAAACATTTCAAAGCGAATGCCTAAGACTACAAAGAGAGGCTAGTATGCCGAACGACTTCTTTAATATGCAAGAGTCACTTAACAGGTCAATACACGCTGTTCTTGCCTACTACTTCACGGGTGGTAATACAAGAGACATAAACTCAGTGGCAGTGGACTTCACAGACTGTGACATAGTTCACGACATCAGGCGATTGCAGAACGACACTAGCGACAAGCCAATGATAGCGATAGTTGGATCTAGAATCTCTTCTCACGAAAGAGTGAAGTGCAACGTCGGTGCGAAGGTGGGATTCGAGATAAGGGTTTCCACTGTAAAGTCCGTGTTCGTAAAGGTAAATCACACTGAGGATTTTACTGGAAGATCAGGCAAGAGATTGGCAGACAGGGTCTATGACCAGCTATCGCTAGTCTTCTCTACGCAGATAGCAAGGATAGCGCAGCATGACATATTCATCCCAATGCTGTCTCCAATACCAGCAGAAGTCCCGTCAGAGCAAGAAGCTATACTAAGAGGATCTCTGACATTCGATGCCAGATTCCTGCACACCATGGATGAAGTAACAGTATAATCTTTCCACTGGAAATATCATGGCTGAAGAACTTAGGTCAAATATACTTATAGCTGGAAGAACTACCGGAAACCTAGAAGGTTTCAGGAAGATACATACCAGCCTTGACAGCATCAAGACAAAGCTTGAGGTGCTGTCTGGCAAAGAGTACGAGATTAATCTCAGGATCAAGGGGATCGATGAGATCAAGAAGGAGCTTGCTGGACTAGGGGCGCTCGTAGACAACAAGACCGCCAAGCAGAGAGCAAGGACCACCGCAGCAAAAGCTTCGCAGCAGGAGGGCTTACGTAGACCGGCGGGTGTCATCGGTGCCTCAGCAAAGAAAGTCGATGTCGTATCAGGCAAGGAGGGTCCTGAACTCACACACACCAGTACTGACATAATCAACCTACGCAATGTTGAAAAGATCAGAACCATAACCGAGAAGGTAATTGACGGAAAGAAGCAGATAGTAAAAATAACTGCTGAAGAGAACAACCTCACAGATCGTGCAGTACAGCTAGAGAAGAAGAGAAGCATACAGGCAGAGGAGACAAGGAAGGCGAGATCCGCAACCACTGCGAGCTTACGCCGAATGGGTGACAACGCCAGGCAGATGGGGTTCACTGCTGGAACAAAGACAACCACTGTTGACGCTAACACAGGGCAGTCAGGTACATCACAGAAGTTCTGGAAGACCTCCAGGGATGCCGCCGGAAGGCTAAAGGCCGAGATCCTTGAGGTAAACACAGCCACAAATAAGTACAAGAAATCAGTAGCGGAAGGAACTGAAGCAGTAAGGTATCTAGACGGGGCACAAGCCAGGGTTCACAAGGCAGAGGTCAGTAGGATAAATAAGATCCTTGGATTAATGGACAGGAAGGAAGCCAAGGTAAGGGCGGCATCAGCCAAAGCCCTGTCGACCGCAGATCTCAAGGCAAGGGGTCGGAGTGCAATAGAGAGTGGATTCACGGCAGAGCCAGCCAAGACTACAACAGACACGTTGACTGGGAATGTAGGCGAGTCCCAGAGATTCTTCAAGTCACGAAGGGTTGGGCTTGCAGCCTGGGAAGTCGACATACAAAAGATAAACACGGCAACCAATAAGTTTACAACGGAAACTTTACACGGTGCAGCAGCAGCTAAGTTCATGGGTGACTCAATGGCTTCTGCGGCTGCCAAGGTAGCCCTGTGGACAATTGCGACCACTGCTGTATTCGGTATGTTCAGGCTGATCAGGCAAGCCGCCGACGACATGAAGGAACTTGAGTCCAACACTGTTTTCCTTGCTCGCGTAGGTAAGAACCTCGGCTCGACGTGGGACGAGCAGATAGCCGGTGCTAGGACGTTAACGCAGGACATTATAAAAATGTCGGCAGCGATTGGCGGAAACGCAACGGAAGCACAGAGGTCCGCTGCCGTCTTCCTTCGTGCAGGCCAGACAAGAAGCCAGACACTTGAGTCGGTAAAGGCTTCACTCTTGGCATCCAAGATTGCTGAGATCGAAGTAGAGGATGCAGCTAACCTGCTGTCTTCAGCATACTTGCAGTTCAATATGAGTGCCAGTGACTTGCTACCAACGCTCGACTCACTGAATACACTCTCAAATACGTACAGGGTAACTACTGACGACTTGCTTCAATCTATAAGTAGGGCTGGCTCGGTCATTTCATCGCACGGTGGAAGCCTGGAAGAACTAGCTGGCCTGACTGCGGTGGTTGCGCAGGAGACATCAAGGACTGGTGCACAGATCGGTAATGCATTCAAGACGATCCAATCAAGAATGGATCGATTCGATGTACGAAAGAACTTCTTTGATAAGCTCGGAGTTTCCGCTGTAAAGTTTGACGGTGAAGCAAAGGGTTTACTTGACACCCTGCTTGAGATGCAGTTCGCAATGGATAGATTGACACTATCTGAAAAGAAAGAAATAGAACAACAGGCTGGCGGTATCAGACAGAAGAACATTCTTATTGCCGCACTAAAGAATGCAGATGCAGCACTCATAGCTCACAACAGGGCCTTGACAAATGAAGCATCGTCCATGGTTGAATTCCATAGCACAACCAAGACATTGTCCTCGGCTCTCGATAGGCTGCAAGGTTCATTCACGAGCCTGGCCTCGTCATCGTCAGGAATGATATCAACATTGGCAGCCTCAATGACTGAGATACTCATAGTCATCACTGAAGTCTTGAATGCAGGAGAAGGGATTCCGATTCAGATGGTAACGGTGGCCGCTGGAATCATACTCGCAAAGAATGCACTGATCCTCTTTGCTAAATCTTCATGGGCTGCATCGCTTGGCCTTGCTGGACTTCATACCTTCACTGCTAGGCTCAGGGCTGAGTACGCAAGGCTTACGATGTCTACAGTCGCGCAAACGAGAGCGCAGATGTTTATGAATAGTACAGCAGCGGCAGGCAAGGTTGCGATGCTCGGTCTTGGCACAGCCATTGGGACAATCCTTTCACCGACCAATCTTGCTCTCATAGCTGGTGCACTATTGATATCCCAGCTAGGAAGCATAGCTAGAGCACAGACTGCATATAAAGAAGCACTGGAAGACGAGGGGATAGCACTGGAAAAATCCCTCAGTATCCACGAGAGAAGATTCAAGGCCCTCCAAAAGACTTCTGGTCAAATAGGCTTGATTCTGAATCAGCTTGAGACACTACAGGCTGCTGGGGAAGCCGATAAGTTTGCAGAGAAGCTTGAGACGCTCAGGAAATTAGCAGGTAGCGTCAATGTAAAAATAGAAGGAGAAGATCTTGAGGCAGTTGCACTTGAGGCACAGAACAAACTCCTTGAAGAACAGTTGACCCAGAAGAAAAAGATGGACAAGGCCAATCAGGTCTTACTTAAGCAGAAAAAAATCGAGCTTGACACAGCCAAGAAAGAACAGTGGGCAAGGCAGTTCTTCCACGACAGGAGAGCGCACTCGGTAGAGAAGCTCAAGAAAGATGACCAGATAATAGAAGACGGCGGACTCTTATATGAGATAGATAGGTTCCTTACTCCAACCAGAAACAACAGGAAGGAATTAATAAGAGATGCATTCGACCAGATAGGACTGGACCCAAAAAGCACAGATCCAATGCAGGATCAGATCAAGGAGATGTTCGAGAGGTATCTAGCTCAGACATCATCGAAGGTCGAGGAGCAAAAGAATGTAGTAGATGGCCTTGAGATTATAATAAATGGACTACAGGAGAAGGTAGACAGGATTAAGGGTCCAGAAGAGACAAGGGGAATGCAGAAGAGAAAGAACGAGCTTCACGATGAACGACTAGCGATGCGGCAGAAGTTCGATAAAAGAGAAGAAATGGAAGGGTTCTTCAAGAGGAACCTTACAAGAACCGAAACGCTCGATAGAATATCCAAGATCACTGATGAATCTGAGAAGCTAAAGAAGAACGTCGAAGACACGATGAAGCTAACTGGCGAAAGTGCTGAGATCTTCAAGGAAGACGAAGACAGGCTAGAGAAAATGAGGAAGGCTATATCAGAGATACGCAAGCCTCAGCAGGAAAGGATTTCCACTGTAAAGAATTTCACTGCTAACGCACTCAAAGATCTCACTGAAATGAAGTTGAAGCTAGGTGAGATACAGGTAGCAAGGGAGAATGCACTGAGCGGTGCCGGTGGATTCAATCTGCCGTTACGCCAGAATAATCAGAAGAGAGCCACGCTGGCGGCCTCAATCAAGAATGATGTCGAGATTTTCAAAGAGGCAATGGCGCAAAAGAACGATCCTAATGTCACCCTTGAGGAAAGAAGGGAAATAAGCGGAAGGATACAAGGTGTCCAAGTAGACATGACGAAAAACCTCGTAGACCTAAAGCAACTCGAACTCTCCAAGGTAGTAAGCATTGCGAAGGCTGAGGCTGACATAGCGATCTCAAGAAAGAACTCTGCCGATGAGGCACTGCGTGCGCTAGGCGCACTATCAGATGAAGATAAGCTTAGAGTCGCAGCACAATCTGCTTTCTTTACTGAGAACCCAAACGCAAAGATAACCGCACTAGATAGGTTCAATGCCTCCAGTGAATCAAACAGTATGCTAGACAGATTCTGGGGCACCAAGGGAGATCCATTATCTACCAATAATAAAGACCCGACCGTACAGGACCTGCTTGCCAAGGGATTCGGACAGGATCGTCAAACCGAGAGGGCGGCAGTTGCCCTTGAGCAGATGACCGGAGGCGAGTCACAGGCATCCATTACCAACACAGCACTTGAGTTAACCAGAAGGATAGCTGAAATGGCTGGCCTTGCAGTCGGAGATCAGGCATCAACAGGACTAGCCAGTTCATTCAATCCAGGCAAGGTAACCCAGAACAGCACCGGACAGATCAACCTTGCAGTTCCAATACAGCTAAACGAAGGTGCGTTCGACATGTCACCAGTAGTTGAAGCGTTCGTACATGTTGCCGATATAGTAGTCAGGGATGAAATCCAGAGATCAGAGGCAGCTATAATGGCAGTGATAAACGCCAACAAGCTGAATGCAGACAGAGTCCCTGTTGCTCCAAGAGATTGACCGCAAGGTAAATAATTTACACTGGAAAGAAACATGCCAGAAAATCCAGTAATACTTATACTTCAGTCAACGGCTGAAGATTACTTCTTCGCTGATGTAGACATGCCTATAATGTCTCGTCGGATTGACAACGCACGCGCGTTGGATCAGGGGCACAGTAGAGTCAAGTACACCGTCACCTTCAGTGGGTTTTTCACAGGAAACACTCATGACGAGATCATAGAGAAGTACATGGCACTTGAGAAGTCACTCAAGGTTAACGACCTACAGGTGTACTACTACGACGGCCAACGCGAACTTATGAACTACGTAACATGTTACCTTGACTCACTCAACGAGCCAGGCGACTGGAAGCAGTACGACGGCACGTACGCTATCACACTGCACTACTTTGGTGACGTAACAGACAGCACGAGCCTCGGAATCCAGGCCCTGTACACATCGTCAGTTGGTACGTATTCATTTCTTCCTCCGCCAAACTGGTCGTCAACAAAGAAGCCAGTACGAAAGAACCCGTACCGCTCCCGAGTATCAGGGTACGGAAACCGGATATCGGATGACGTAGTAGTGACTCTAAGTGGATTCGTAGCAAGAGATAGCCACAGCGAACTCAAGGCTGAGGCAGAGCTAATGGATTCCATCTTTGCTGAAGATGGTCAGTTGGATTACGGAGAGTGGTCTGACACTGTCAGGATTGTAAGCAGAAATATACCAACTGTGTTCCCGGTAAATTATTTCAACTACTCAATCCAAATTGCATATAAGACAGAGGACATCCACTCTATCTCAAGCAAGCGAATCTACGGCATGGTTCACAAGAATCCGAAAATCAAAGAGAGGTTTTACTGCGATGACATAGATGTCAAGGAGTACGGATCGTCAGGGCAAGAGGTCCAGTATGACGCATCAGTTTCCTCGAAGACAATAGAGCTTGCTCGCGAACTACTAGCTCAAGAGGTAATGCTACTCGTACATCCAGACGGAGTTCTACTGAAGGGCGGGACTGAGACTCAGGACGATGACGCCCTCAAGGTTTCCGTGTCCTTCAAGAGATACTACAAGACACCACCACTCGCAAACATCTACACGGAGATATAACCTAAATGGCCGACCCATACTTCCAGATGTTCGATAGTGGAGACACTGAGATTTCCAGTGGAAACCCTGTATCTTTCGGACTGGCACAAAAGGGAACAATCAGTTCTACCGTAACGGTAGCCATGTGGAATGACAGGAACGGCACGTTGTCATCAGACTCAGCGGCAGCACCAATAGTGTCTGCCGTGAATTCAACCGACGACTTGTCCATTATCTTCAGTGGCACCACTCGCAATGGATTCGTGTCAATGCTTGAAGCTAGAAGCTGTACGGCAACAAATGCAGTAGCGGACGCAGGCTGTGCGTGGGTTCCGATTAGTCCCACTGAGTTCCTAACGCTTGGCGTAATGCCCTCCAACTCAAGCAGGGGCATAGAGCTAAGGCTTAACATTCCATCAGACGCTGACTCACTAGCATTGACATCGTTCACACTAATGGTTCAAGCATAATGCCAACCCTGACGCTAACAGCACTTGAAACCACCGTCGAGATCGGCGGCATATCTCCACCGTTCTATGATAATGCAGACGCAGGAATCATAGACTACGGTGCTGGGATCGAAGCTACGTTCGATGCCGAGGCAGGTATTCTCGCATCCACTGAGTTCGATGCTGAAGTCGGAATAGAAGAGATTACTTTTGCTCCACCTACCTCAGTGCTTGCAGTGCACATAGCTCACGGTCAGGTGATGGTCGTATGGGACGAGCCTGCTGAACCTACCCTAGTAAGGAGATACGAAGTCTTCGCAAAGATCAGCACCAGAACTAACTACTCCATGATCAATCACAGAGTTAGGGGCAATCAATGCATACTCAGGCTACCGATGGGTGCGTCGTACAACATCAGAGTGAGGGCTGTATACAGGACGGGAGACAAGAGTGTGTTTGCGACATCGAAGCTAGGAGAGATTACTATGCCGGAAGACGTAGTGATGAACGTAACTGCAATATCAGGCTCGACGATTCCAGCAGGTGCAGTATTCTCGGTGAGCAATAGAAACCTGGGTGTCTCGATGGCATTTCAGGCAGTCAACGCAATTGATATATCTTAGGTTTACACTGGAAATAAAATGGCTAACTTATTCATAGACTACTACGGAAAAGACTTGGTCGTAGGTTGCTGCACTAACCTCATCTATGCAGTCGTCTACAATCAAAGTAGTTCCTCACTTAAGGAGGTGACACCATCTGCTTGGTCGCTCCAGGCTTACCTTGACTCTGCGCATGACGACCACGCATTGCTACTGACAGAACATTCCGAGAGAAGCAAGTACTACTTGCTGAATCTAGATGAGGCACAGTTTACGCTGGCAGATACCCCTGACGGTGAAGAGTACACCATAGAGATATGGAAGTCAGACACGGTCGCACCATACGTCAGGGCAGACGACACCCTGCTTGAGACACAGAAGTTCACTTGGCACGGACAGGAGAGAGGACTAAGAATCCTTCCGCTACAGCAAACAGCTATTTCAGGCATACAGTCACACATAGCAATGAGCTATGACTCCGACACTCAGACGATCTACTATCTCGCTTGGTTAGAAAAAGCAGGGATAATGATAACCGATACAACGAACTGCAACGTAAAGTGGAGAGACAGGACGGGATCTCTAGTAACAAACATTAATCAGAGCACGCACCTCACCGATGAGCCTGGGGTGTTCTCTTTCGTCCAGTCCCCGATCACTCCGAACGCAGATGAAACAACGGTAGTAATCTGTAGCATAACAGATGCCGATAGTAATGTGTATAGCACGACTCACTCAGTTGTAACGTGGGATTAGTTTCCACTGTAAAGGGAGAAGCCAAATGGCTAACGGCCAGTACAATAATTTCAATCACCGGGTATACAATGGCGACCTTGACTTTCAAGGTGCCGTGGTTTTACATGCCGTACTCCTTAGGTCTACCGGGGCGTACACATTCGACCCAGATCACGACACGATGAGTCAGATCTTGGCTACTGGTGTGGAGATCACAGTAGCATCGTATGCCCGCGTTGCACTGTCAACCAAGGCAGTCACACTCGACGACTCGAACGACAGGACGAAGGTGTCTTGTGACAACATCTCGTTCGGCAGCCTTGAGTCTGGACAGACGGTAGATCAGGTAGTCATCATGGAGTTCGTCACCGACGACACCGATCACATCCCGTTGTTATACTTCGATGGCACCATTGACGTAACGGCATGCTCCCCAGTGGCAGCACCGCTCTCCGGCAGTGTATCTGGAGCTACTGCTGCAAACCCAGTAGTCATCACAGCCACCGCCCACGGCATGGCAGACGGCGACCGAGTTCGACTCACTGGACTCGGTGGTATGACTGAGGTTAATGATCGAATCTTTACAGTGGCAAATCAAGCCACTAATACTTTCGAGCTTTCCGGTGAGGACGGGACTTCGCACACTGCCTATACGTCAAGTGGTACATGGAGGCAAGCCAAGACCGTGTACATCGAGAAGCTTCTCGAAACAGTTCCTGCTGACACGGCGCTTGACTTCGGTGGTGGTGCAACGTGCAACCTCGGTGCAGAGGTAGCAGCGGGTGCGTACTCCCTTGAAGTGTACGATCTTGGTGCAGCCATCGATTCCCGAGACGTATCATCTGATGTCGTAACGGCCCTTGCATTTCCAGCCGCACTGGGTGGCGGTGCATTCAACTTAAACATTCCCACTGATGGATTGCTTAACATACAAAGTAAGTAACTGACAGACTAACCGGAGAGCACTCATGCCAAGTAACGAAAAAGCACAACTAACACTACATATCGCGCAGCTCGAAGGTCGCTTGATAAACATCAAAGACAAGACGCCGGAATCTTTCGCTAGCAACAGGACCATCGCTAAGGCACGGTGTGCAGCAAGGCTTTCCGACATTGCCCGTCAAGAATCCCTAGTGTCAACTGAACTCGCAGCAGCAGAGGCTAACCTTGCCACTGCCACGGAAAAGATGGTAGCACTCGACGCGGCAGAAGCCGCTGAGTAACCCACGATTTACAGTGGAAATAAAATGCTTGGTGAACGCCCACCTGAATGGTTCATGGGAGACGGATGAACGCTGGCACCTGACTGGTTGATTTGGGACCTGTCAGAATCATGCAGGTGGCATGACTGGGCGCACCTCAATGCGAGAGACGATGAAGACAGGCCATTATCCACGTAACGGGTGGCTTCACAGCAGGTAGGGTCATTGCAGAAATCTACTACTTCGCCGTTCGAGTGTTCGGCGGGTTATTTTACAGAAGGCATGTCAAATGGGAATCATGGCAAACATAATCGACACGTACGAAGAGGTGTTTTGATGTTTTGGTACGTCGGGCCACTCGCCTACACCGAGGAGCCAATTGCATCCGAAGAGATCGCGACGATGCGAGCCAAGACGGTGCGCGGAAGTAATCCGCCCCGTAAGCAACTCGGGCCGAACGAACTGCCCCCGCCTCAATACGCATGGACAATGCCAGCACGACTTAGCACGCGAGGAGGTCGAATGCTCGACCTTCGCCCGTTCGGATCTATGGCTAACACCAACGACAGCGGCGGCGAGAATCATTTCGCTATCGTGGCTACCGACAGCCGACCGGGTACGACGCCCGACGGCTGGACTTATTTAGGCGGCGGAAATCCCGGCGATGTCACGCTCGACACGCAACAGCGCCAGCGAATCGGAACCGGCGCGGGTATCACTATCGAGTCGAACAGTCTATCCGGCGCGATCCATGAGGCGTTCGTTTACAAAGCCGACCCAGAGGGGCTTACCGGCCCCAAGCCGGTGATGCCCTCTCGACACAGCCGCGTGACCTTTCGCGGATTAGGCCGACATCGGAGTCTGTTTGTTCCGATTGAATGGAACCGGCCCGAGTTCAAGCCATACCTCGACCACATACGCAAGGAATACAAGCACCGACTCGACGGATCTCAAGACGATGTCAAGCACCGGATGTGGATCGCTCAATTCCTCGACAACCACGGCATCAACCGAGCCGAGTTCCGAAACTTCCAAGATCCGACCACGCCGCCCGAGTCGCCGTTGGACCCACAGACGCCAATTACGGAATCATTCCCCGGCACATCCGGCACTCTCGGCGGCGACCTCACTTGGTACGAATACGACAGCAACTTTCAGAACGTCGGCGGGGTCGGGTTCAAGTCGAGCAGCGCCCACGGGACGGCTCGCGTCGAGCAGGATATGAGCGGCGGCGACGTGTGGGTACAGAACGCCATCAATGGCGGGCAAAATGGGTGGTTTGGCTGCGCTGTTCGGTTCGCGTCGGACGCGGAGACGTGCTATTGGTCATACACCCGAGGCGGAAGTGCGGGCAATAAGCACGCTCGGATAACCAAGCGAGTCGCCGGAACGGATTCGACGCTAACGGATGTCATCGGTTCCGCGTTTCCTAATAGCGATTACAATGAACGCCTTGAGATAATCGGCAGCAATCTAGAATTGCTCGCCAACGACGAAACAACTAGCCACCTCACCGTGACCGATTCGTCTCTCAGTTCAGCCAACGTCCGCGTTGGAGTCAGCGGGCGAGACAGCGGTGGGGACGCATTTGCGTACGACTTCCAGGCCGATGTGTTTGCGGCTGCTGGCAACGTCGTCGGAATGGTTACAGCAGCCTACATGAGCTGAGTAACCAACGATTTACAGTGGAAATAAAATGCTTGAGGGAGATAAATAATGCACTACGTCGTCAAAAAAGGCACCACCAATTTCAGCGTCGAGTTGTATATCATCGACAACACCGACGGAACGCCCGAATTGGGAGTCGTCTTCGATACGAGCGGCATTGATCTCAATTATCGCCGAGAGGGTTCGGCCCTCGTGACGGTCACAGAAGCGACGCTCGCCGCGCTGACAACAGCGCATTCCGACGGCGGATTCAAAGAGATCGGCAACGGGCGCTATCGGTTCGATCTTCCCGACGCCGCATTCGCCACCGGAAAACAAAACGTCACAATCGGCGGCACGATAACGGGCATGATCGTCATGCCCGTGTTGTGTCAATTGGTGGACTACGACCCCGAGGACAGCGTACGGCTCGGACTTACGGCGCTACCCAACGCGGCGGCAGAAGCATCTGGTGGACTCTACACGCAAGGCAGTGGTTCGGGTCAAATAGCCCAAGATTCAAGCGGTAGAATCAATACTAATTTAGTTGCAATCAGTAGCTCGACATCCTACGTTAGCACGCTAAACACCGCGTTAGCCGACTATTATAGTTACGGCTATTTTAACGCAAACGTCTACGCAATCAATACCTCAGCGTCATACGTTTCGACAATGGATTCGTTCTTCTCTGACTACATGAGTAACGGATATGTGACGGCGAACGTCGCGTATATCTCTGGCTCGGCGTCATACGTGAGCTACCTAGATACGATATGTAGCGACTACTCAAGCGGCTATTTAAATGCGAACGTCGCGTATATCAATGGCTCGGCGTCATACGTGAGCTACCTAGATACGATATGTAGCGACTACTCAAGCGGCTATTTAAATGCGAACGTCGCCGCGATCAGCAGTAACACGGGTAACGTAAGCAGCTTCGATACCGCTTGTGGCGACTATTCAACTTATGGATTCAATGCGAACACCAACTACATTGAAAGCTCCGACGCGACCGACCAGATCGGTGATGCAGTCTGGGACGAAGAAGTTACGACAGGCCACACCACAGCAGACAGTGCGGGCAAGAAGCTAAACGACGCGAGCGCAGCGGGCGACCCCTGGAGTACGACGCTAGGCGGATACGGAGCGGGAACGGCGGGGTATATCCTATACACAAACCTTGATGCACCAGTTTCCACTGTTGATACCGTGGTTGATGGTATTGCTACAACCCTGGGAACTGCCGGTGCTGGTCTTATGGACCTGGGTGGCATGTCTACAGCCATGAAGGCCGAAGTAAACACAGAGGCCGACGTTGCATTGTCAGACATCGGATTAAACTATCTTGTTGCTGCTGACGCAATCGTGGGCGCTTACGATCCTGTCGATGGGTCAGTCTTCACTCAGATCGTATCGAAGTCAGTGAGTCCATCCTGGGGCGACTTCTCTCCGTTGTACCAGTCATTAGAGGCGGTTGGTGACGTTACGAGTGCATTAGGTGTGACGGCGGCAGGCAGGCTAAAGGAGTCTGCGAGTCAGATCATCCTCGGTGTCGTCGACACGGTGGTGAACACGCACACGCCTACGACTACCGTGCTTCAGGCAGACGATATCACTGAGGCAACTGCTGATCACTTCGTAGACAGGGTTATCATATTCACAACTGGTGTTCTGGCAGGGCAGCAGGCAGTCATAACCGGATACTCACTAGTCGGCGGTATCGGTCAGTTCACCGTAGCTGTAATGACTGACGCACCTGCTAACGATGATGAATTCATAATAGTATAGCCTGCGCAGGCGAAAGGTGTCCGCATTTCTTTCCACTGGAAATTAGAGTATGGCTACACGACTTGGATTAACCGGAACACCCGCTGCCGCCGCCAGCGGTCCCCCTCCAGCCTCGCCGATAAACCTCACGCTCACTACTATCGAGCAAGTGAGCGAGAGTGGCTTCGATGCCGTCATAACAGTACGCAACATACCGTTCAGCTTTCCAGATTCAGAAGTCGAGGTCGGTGTCACTCCCGTAATCGGATGGGAGCTAGAGCTAACAACACTAGAGTCACTGCCTGAGGTGGGCGTTGACGGTCGAGCCGACATTACAATCGGTACGGTTCAGCTACAGTCTCAGAGTCCAAGTATAGACACAGAGGTACGTAATGTACCTACCATCGAAGTAGAGGTAGAGCAAAGACTTGAACTGGTATACGACCAGAACCATACTCTAACCACTACGGAACTGGAACCTGACATCTCAGTGCAGGCTGAGACTGCCAAGGTTATAGACATAGTACTGACTAGCATCGAGACTGACACATGGGGCAGGATAAACGCAGTCAATACTATAGCCGATACGACCAAGTTCATTCACACTGGCAGGTCGCAGTCGTCGAACGTCCTAATGGGTGTTAACGCAGGGCCGTTCAAGCTGAACCACGCCATGACTACTTACAAGCGAGGGTCTAAAGTAAACGTCCTTCACCTCTCAGTAGTCAAGCCAGTGGTAGTCACAGTGCAGGCTGACTTCAAGATGATCATACCTATCATGTACGTAGAGTCCGGTGAGTTCAGCTACAAGGACAGGGCACAGTACCTGAAGATCGAGAACGATGCATTGGTCGATGGAGTCATGGCACAGGATGGCGATACTGAAGACATACCAGTATTACTCAAAGATAACGACGGACGTTTGATCACAGGCATACAAGCCAGAAGAGTCTCGGTCTAGTTTACACTGGAAATAAAATGACATCAGACGAATCCATAGTAATCAACGGCGTGGAGCAGGAAGGCGGCAGCCGCAGTGTTGCCTACACCTACGGCGGGGAGATATGTCCAGACTCAGCGAACTTTGGGTACGTACATGGACCCTCTCCATCAGTAGCTACTCTATCCCACACTGAAGCCATAGACGCACCAATGGGTTCAGACCTTTCTCTTCAGGTTGGGGTTGCACAATGGAGAGGGTTCGTCATTCAAAGCACAAAGACGCTAGATACGGAGACTGGCGAGACTTACAGCATACGAGCGCACGACTGGAGAGACAGGCTGCACGACGTGTGGTTCTTTGCTGCATTCAACATGCATGAAGACGACGGCAGGGTGTGGCACATGCCGGAACACCTGTGGGAAAATCAGACCAAGGTATACATCTCTAAAGAACTCAGTCAGGTAGACATAGACGATCTACAGTTCTTCGAGGAAGACATAGAGGACCCGGCATACAACGACCTGCTTGAGAACCTTCTTGGAGAGAGCTACATAAGTGCAGCAAGCATCATAGAGATACTCGGCCTAAAGCACGAGTTCATATGGGCAGCAGAGGAGAGAGTATTTGAAATACTAGACGAAGCTGTGCCCATGAACATGGACTGGATATCTGGCGTAAAGGTAGTAGACGCCCTACAGCAGGTGCTTGAGTCGTGCGGCCTTCAGTTCACCATATACGGTGAAGATGTAATCATGATCACACTAAGGGGATGGACTAGCGAGGAGCTTGTCAACCAGTACATGGCAGGTCTTGACGATCCATGCATATGGGGTGCGAATCAGATTTCCACTGGAAAGGAATTGAACATGAAGGGCAGGAGAGTCTTGCTCGTCGGAGGAAAGAACACGCAGCAGTGGACGTACCCATGCAGGCAGAACTGGAATGCCAACTGGGACTGGCAGCTATGCTATGGTGGATGGCAACTAAGTGCATTCCTTAAAACTAATTTCAACTCAGAGGGACAGAGTCTCACTAGATGGAGCAAGATAAAAGAGCTACCAGAAGAATACCATGACCACAATCTATGGAGTGATGGCGTAAAGGTTCAAGGCGAAGGGGCTGTCGACCTGAAGAGAACAAGGATGGAGATGACAGTACAGGAGTATATCGACAAGGTGGCGTGGAAGGTTTACATAGTTGACCCTAACTGGTCAGTCAGTGAGATGAACCCGGCCCCTGAACTCAACACCGATTTTGACGCGCTGGGAGAGGAACCCTACTACAATACCATTCTGCAAAAGATGGACAAAGAGACGCTCGTGCCTGAGAATACTTATCGCGGAACAGAGGCAACCGTGACTCTGCCTGGTGATCCGCAACCGGAGTCGCTGGATGAGATCGACGATGTAGAGCTTGCATTATTTCCAGTGGAAGAATGGGACGATTCAGAAATAGAGTCGAACATAGACAACGGATTCACCGGCGATTATAACTTCTCATTCCCTGTATACAACAAGCTAAACACAGACACGAACCTGAAGATGCTTCCATATATAGCTACGAGGAGAATCCTTGGCGGCATGGAGTCAGCACTTGATAGACAGGTTACGGTGGTCCCAGTCACCAAGGGAGTGACTATCACAGAAGAAGAAGTCATAGACCCCAAGACACACAGGTCTGTCTTCAGATTAAGACTGGTGTTCTCTAATGCACAGTTCTGGATCGATGAGGACATGGACTTCAGGAAGATGGATAGCAGAAAGGCTGACAGGATAGTGGTCACGCTGGCTCATGGCAAGGACATGTATACACATGAGGCAGGAGAAGAGATAGGGGCTGTGTTTGATAGGGGTCCAGGTCCAGAGCAAGGCTTCCAGCAAAACGCACGGATACGAACACAAAAGCACAACATACCTACACTGCACAAGGCTTTTGTGGATGGTGGTGAGTACAATGTTCTCGCAGAGAACTTCAGGCTAGACCTTGAAAACGGTGGGTCAGAGCCAGCAGTGAGGCCAATCAATGCCGATGCGGTTGCAGGCAAGATCTCACACCAGCTATTGTTCCACGATGCTATCAACCGTACAGGATACATGGAGTTCGATGAAACTACGGGAACCCTGCCAGATGGAATGATCGAATCAGTATCCGTACGATTCAGTGCAACAAATGGCATTACGGAGCGTGTTAATTACACAGGTGAGGAGATAGATGACAACCTGATACGGGCACCTTTCAGGATAGGAGCAAGCAGGCTGGTCAATGATCTTGAAGATATAAACAGAGACATTCTTAATTCAGTTCTCCCTCTAATATCAACTAAGGTGCTGAATCAAGCATCGAAGAAGGACTCAACAAGTTCCGATCTAGGAATATCCGATACGTCCACCGAGGAACGTAGGATGATAGAGTTCAACAATGCCGGTGCCGATAAAGCTGTCGTTGAGGTCAAACTGGAAAGGACGCACATGCAAATGAACGAGGCACTGGCGTGGGAGGGGATAGTTAAGCATGGAGTAGTGGTAATAGGTGAAAGAAATCGACCAAAAGAAGGTGTGTACTTAGACCCTCGGTGGTCATACGATATCGAATCATACTTAGAAGACCTTCAGGCCCTTTACGACGCGGAGGGTGGATAGTTTCCACTGTAAACATATGGCCCTTAGAACATTATCTAATCAACAAGACCACACACCAATAGCTCAGCCATCGGGTGAGTTTACTGTGTTCTGGCCTGGGTACGACATACCTGAGCGAAGAACAAACAAGGAGAAGAGGGTTTTAATAACCAGCTTAATGAAAGGGACAAGCTTCGGAATCTCAGTGTCTGAACTTAGCCACGAGTCTCTAGTTAAGTACGGAATAGAAGACCACCAGGTCTACATCGAAATGACAGGGAACGTCATAGTTGATGGAGTCTGTCTCGTAAAGGTCTATTACGACGGGACCGATGACACCGGAAGGGTTTACGCAGGCGAGCCAGTAGTGTTTGATACGCAGACAGCGACTGCCGTGACGGGAATAAATGAGACATGGGAGAAAGATGAGTACAAGGTAGTCGGCATAGCAATGGAGGATCACGAAACTTCGCAGAACCTTCACTGGGACGACCAGATATACTCAGTGATACCAGTCAGGCTGATACCACCAATCCTAGAAGACGCGGAGGAGATGCACGTAGGTATCGTTGGTACGGGCGGCATTACTGGTGCTAGAAAGCTGGTAGAGGATGATGTCACTGCACCGGAAGTAGAAGAGGGGGAGCCTGAAGAAGAGGCACCCTATAATCCAGAGCAGTTCTCTGAGGGCGACATATTAATAGGCTTCGGTGAAGTTGAACTTATGTACGAGAAGAAGGTGAAGCAGGACCCAGAGGACGACGACGAAGAAGGGGAGTCCATCCTTAAGCAACGGCTAAGTGATGAAACCGTGATACTGAAAGAGGTGTCGAATGCCAAGGGATACGCAGCGCCCGGCTATCTAGTCACCGTACATAAGGACGACAAGGGCGTGTGGTGGGTAGAAGGGCCTGACAACTACGTAGCTACACTGAGTGAGGACGCCGACGCAAACGCTTCAGCACTGGCTAACCTCAAGGTAAACGATCATGAGCTAACTGTTCACCATGACGTGTTCACTGGCGGAGGAACCCTGGAATCTGGTGCTAAGATAAGAATTCGCTGGAATAAGAAGAAGCTACACTGGAGCATTATAGGGGCGGAATGTTAAATGGATAAGTTCGGAGTCAGCAGGTGCTGCTGTGGTGCTAGGTATCTCAAGTGTGATTGCAGTCTCGTATGCACTGAAGGGACTACACCCTGTTGTGTAACGATCACAATAGAGGGTGCAGAGAATCTACCGGCAGATAACTTCGCACACTGCAACGAGTGCGAGAGCCTTAACGGCACATACATACTCACATCCAACCTTGATAGCTGCCACTGGAGGGGAAGTCTGTGCCAGAACGGCGGAACTGCAAGGCCGGGAGTGTGCTGTGCATATGAGCATGTCGAGCTTATTTACAGAGACAGACTTCCATTCTCTGGTGAAGAGGAAGGGCATAGATGGTATCTTACTTTCGTAAACGGACCTACCTATACGGCAGAACATGATCATGACCCAGAGGATCTCGACGATCCAGAGTACAAGATAAACTGTGAGTCATTGTCACTTACAATGGAGGCCACTGCATCTGATATAGAGGCAGAAACCACTGAATTCTGGTGTAAGTTTCCACTGGAAATCACAGTCAGGACTAGCTCGTCCGATGCCAGATCAGGATGCATTGAAGAGTACACTTGCAGGGACGACACCGGCTCTAGGTGGCCTCGGTGCGACTGCTGGGACCTCCCTTTGTCGTACACGGTTAGCTTCGATGAGGATATTATACTCAAAGAACATGAAGCCGAGGAGGATGAGTGCGTAATAGGCGATGTCTTAAGCGACCTTAATAGTCCACTGACTCTCAGGTACAAGACCGCATACTGGTCAGAAACGGCTGGGCCATGGGGTATTTCTGAAAGGCTCGCATACGATCAAGCTAGGCTTGACTGCATTATAGACATAGGATCGTTCACCAAGATCAACGCACTCGGTCCTTCGTGCCAGCCAGGCCAATATGTTGGCGTCGAGATGTGGATCACAAGGATGCCGACATTGACGGTGCCAACGGTTCCGTTTCAGTTTGACCTAGCTGCCGTTATTGCATTCGTTGAATTCGATGAGCTAGGAGAGAAGACATACAGTGCATATCTTTGGAAGAGAGTCTCATCTGACTGTTCTTCACCTAGCCCTGAGACGCATTGGTCAGAGAGAAGCGGGTGTGAGTGCACTGGAACCATAGGCGACTCAAGTGGATGGGAACTAGTTGAGTCAGGTGACGTTCTCCGAACAACTGACGACGGAGGATTCGACCCAATACAGATAGTGCCATCTGAGATATACGACTTCTCGGATCTTTCCACTGTAAATGTTAGCTTCCCAGAAGACACAGACAACTGCGGTGACAACGATCCCTGTCCAGAAGATGGGTGCATGACCTGTATAGATGACTACAATACAGGGCCAGTTAATATCGGAGTTGAGTTCCAGGCCAACACAAAAGCACCTGAGACGCCAGAGCCTCCACCTGGGCAGTTCATATTTCCACTGGAAATCAACGGAGATTGCGAGGACTCATGCCCACACCTAGAGTCTGGCATGTATGTTCTTGAGTACAATAATGGCAATGGTGGATCAGGAGTCAGATGCTTAGGGGGCGATGTCTGGACCACGATAACAACGGAAAGAAATGACCTTGGACAGTCAGTGTCCGTGCCAAAGAAGGTTTATAGCGGTGGTTGCTCCTGGAGGTACAGGGTAGAAGGATTCTCTGGGTGCGGAATGTACAGAATATCGCTCGGTAACTACACTATAGGAGCCGACCCATACCACTGGATAATCAGACTTGCGATTGGTGGAAATCAGAACTTCAATGCGCAGAATCCTACGGTTTTTTCGACGACTTGGAGCCTTATATTCGAGACACAGATACCGATCCTGTCTGAAATAGGGGGAGTGCAGGCCAGTACTCCTGAGCAGACCAAGTACCTGATGATGGAGCAACTAGACGGTCTAGAGCTTGAGTTGGTGAGCCAGCGCAATGGAATGAGGAACCAGCAGATAGTGTTCAGTGAGGCGTGCCACATAGACGAGACAACAGATGCGGCACCAGTGATACTGAGGACACTATGACCGACAAATGCGTGTTCGACAGAGAGGGAGATATCGCCACTTGCACCATCTGCGATAGATCCGTAAAGGTTCCTGTACATATAAAGACCTTCAAGATCAACAGGGCCTGCACGGGATTTCCAGTGGAAACAAAGGAGTTCCCGCCCGTATATATACAAGCCTGGAACTATGCAGTGTCAACATTCTGGCATCTATTCAATCTATGCAGGCATGCAGGCAAATCGGTTGTCGCCAGGAGATTTACGCAGTGCAAGCCGTGCGACTGGTACACAGGCAAGGGCGACGGTGACAAGCGTGGAAGGTGCATAGGATGCGGGTGCCCAGTCAATGACGTTGACGATGGCACTCATCCCAATAAGCTCAACAGGCTATGGGATACATGCCCGTACAAGGAAGATAAAAAACGCAAGCCGAAGTGGTTGCCGATAGAGTAAGAAGACTAAAAATCATAATTATTTCCAGTGGGAATATAGAGACAGAGATATGACAGGAATATGGTCAGCAGGATCTCAGGTATGGTCTATATTCAGACTACTGATCATCGGCGGGGTCATATCTCCAATTCTATACGCAAACGCTTCGAGCTTTGATCTTGGAGAAGTGCTATCAATCCTTGGAACAATGGGGATAGCAGGCTCAAGCGAAGTTTTGCTACGAATGGCACTGAAGACAGACAATCCCAATCATCCTGCATGGTCTATCATAAGACTAGGATTGCTAGGGGTATTTATCTGGCCCATTCTGTACGCAAACGCTTCAAACTTTGATCTCGGGGAAGTGAGAACCATAGTGGTTACTTTGATACTGGCAAGCGTCGGAGAGGTTGGAGTAAACCTAGTGTCGAGACTGGTCAAGAAGTATCAAGATGATGGAGAAAAGAATGGATCGGCCAATAGAACTACTAAAGAGAAGGAAGGGTAGGAAAGACGGAAGAGTCCGCAAGGATGTAGACAGGGAAGAGAAGAAAAAGAAGAGGCAAGAGAGAAGGCAAAGCTTTTTCTCTGTAATAGCCGAAGCTATGACCAGGGGTTTTACTGCACAGATGTTCCCGGTACTAGCAGCTAGTATAGCTGCAATTACAGGTGCGATCATCTTGTTTTTATGGAGGTTATTTGGATCATGAATTTCTTTGGACTAGACACCGGACAATCCATTGGACTCAGCATAGCAGGCGTTGTCCTTGCTGCACTGGGTATCAACAACTGGACAGATATCACTGCGATGTTCAAGAAGAAAGAGGAACCCTCTAAGCCTGACATAGGCGGTGACTGCTTCGACGAGCTTCAGTTCGCAGTTGAAAGCCTAACTAAAGTCAAGGGACATGCCGACCCGGTAAACAAACCGCATCTTACCGCTGCCCTAGAGGCCCTGTCCAAGGTTACCATCAGTGCCTTCATTACATGTGAGGAACACGATGACTCGCAAGTCTAAGACCAATCTAATACTGGTTGCCGGACTTGCCTTCAGTTTATACTTCACATTTTCCAGTGGAAATAGTGTATTCACTGACACGTTCTCCGATGTAACCAAAGAGATATCAACCGAGTGGGTGATTCCAAGGTCAGGAAGAGAGTCTTTCTGTACTGCATTGACCGAGGCTGCTGCACTTACAGATGCAACACCTAAGGACATGTACAAATCAGTCAACCCACGGTTCATGGAGCTTGAGACTCAGGACGTTACGATTGGGTGGATTGCATTCAGGACAGACCTGATGAACAAGTCTCGTTCACTTCACAATGTCGGTCGATTACCACTGGATAAGCCAGTCAAGCACGGTGCCTACATAATGGCAGTCAAAGCTGGCATTGAAGCCGCTAAATAGATCAGGAGTTTACAGTGGAAATTGCCAAGAAGTACATGATAGGAGACATGAGCGGGTGGAGGCCAGATCCTAAGCATGCCGCCAACTTCGCAGGTAGAAACCGAACGCCACTGTTCGGTGTATCAGCACCCTTGATCATGAATCAGCCACGTCGAGAGGTATTCCTTCCGGCGTATCTTTCCATGGTCATGCGAGAGAAGGATAAGGAATGGCGGTATAAATCGCAGTACCAGAAGCGTGGCACGTGCGTCGGTCAGGGATATAAGCTGTCATGTGACATCGTAATGGCTGTCAACCGACTGATCGGCGGCATGAGATTTCCAGGCCGAGCAGCAGTAGCACCCATATACGCCGGTAGCAGGGTAGAGGTGGCGAATCAAGCGGGCCGATGGGACGGCAGCAATGGTAGCTGGGCATCAGACTGGGTCACAAAATACGGTGTCGTTCTACTGAAGGAACTGGGCCTACCTGAAGATGCACTCGATTCAGATGAGAAGTTCGCTACGTCATGGGCAGCAAGATCATCAGGCGTACCGGCAGAATACGAAACGGCTGCACGAGTACGACCAATCAAGAACTCATCACTTGTAACTGACACTGATGAGGTAGCTGCTGGATTGGGAAACCTTCAGCCTGTTCCTATCTGCACCAGCCTGATCCCTTCACCTAATCGAAACAGGGACGGCATAGCAAGAATGTCCTCTCAGGGCGGGCACTGTACTGTCATTGTAGGCATGCGCAAGGTCGGAAGAAACTGGGTGTTCGCCTATCACCAGTCTTGGAACGGCTGGGCCAAGGGACACTACGGTTGGCAGAAGCACGATCCAATTAAAGAGTATTCAAGTTGCATTGTCGATATAACTGAAAGCGACCTAGCCAAGGTGCTTAGGTCAAGAGACTGTTACACGTTGATGGGAGTCAGCGGCACGGAGCCGATTGACACCACGTTCTTTATCTAGGGAGTAGACATATGGACACAAAGTCAAGCCTTATCCTCGGAGGCGCTGCTATCATCGCTGCCGCAGCCTTCATGTTTCCACTGGAAAAAACAGCCGCATCGCCTGACCCATACGCAGCAATGACCGCTGAAGTCCTCAGCGATATTGTCACCCTTCGCTCTCGCGTCAGTGACGTAGAGGATCAGTTGGCAAGCTTAAGTTCTGAAGTGAATGGAATCGCTGGCTACGTAGACGAACGAGTCGATGGAATGAATAAGGAAATCATGAAGGGTAGCGGCTCAAGCAGTGAATCAAAAATCATTAGCGAAGAAGAATGGGAGGTGATCGCATCTAGAGGTGGCGTCAAGGTATGCGATGAGAATGGATGTCGCATTCAATACTCACCTGCCTATAACATGGAACACCACTCCTCAGGCTCAATGAGTTCAAGCTCAAGTTCCAGTGGAAATGGCATCTTTGGCTCTGGCGGTAACAGGCGTGCCAGAGTTGATGCGCGACGAGAAGACCGATGTGGACTGTTTGGTCGCAAGTGCAACTAGAGAGTTCATGATACATGTACGTTACCACATTGCGATGACTTAATCCTATCACATAAGCTGGTTGTTAACAATGATTTTTAAGCCAGACAGTAAAGTGGGGCAGGCAGTGAAGAATATAACAGAGTCTACTCCAGTTAGCATAGCGCTAGTACTTGCGCTATGTGCTGGAGCGTATTGGACAGGCGGAGAGCTTACTGACCTGAAGTCTCGCGTTAGTAATGCTGAAGCAATAGGAAAAGACAACAGGGAGCTTCTAAACCAACTTACGGAAATATCTGTAGACAACAAGCATAGAATAGATATTTTCGTTGAGAGAATGCTGATGGATGATCGTCGTGAACTTCACGACACGGATCTTCTTAATTCATTTCAAAGGAGAATCACAGCACTTGAGGCAAAGTCCAGTGGTAGCTAAGACGTAGTTGAACTATACCCTTATTTAAGAGGAGAGCATGATGGAGCTAATGAAATGGCTGCAAGGAAAGAAAACCTACATAATCGCAATCGCAATGGGAGTCATGGCGATGCTAAAACAGTTGGAGGTTATCGATCAGGCAATGTTCGATACGCTACTGACATTACTGAGCGGCGGTGGACTCGCTTCGTTCTACGCAATGATGAATCGAAAGAAAGTTGAAAAGTAATGAACATGACAGCAGAACCCCATGATCAGGAAGTTGAAATGAATGACTCACTGACAGAAGTATTCCGAAAGCTTAATCAATCAGGCTTAGAGTACTCAGTCATCTCTGATTGGAGCACATTGCCTCGGGCATTTCCAGACTCGATGGTAATGCTAGTCAAAGATGCAGAGCGCGTAGCACAAATCCTCGGATGCTCTCAGTTCAGAGCGACACACCCAGTTATAAGTGTGTCGATTTCCACTGGAAATCTTTCTGAAAAGAACTGCCTTGTTACCCTTATCGAGAAGGGGTCGGGTGCATTTCCTGAACAGTTCGAGTCGAGAGTTCTCAAGCGGCGTGTCCTTCATGAGGATGTTGTCTACGTACCGGACAACGAGGAGCAGGCTTTGATCTGCCTGTATGTCGTCATGAGATACGGTAGCTGGGGTTCAATGAGACTCTCCGATAAGTTTGAATCGAAGATGATCTTGGATTACCTGAGCAATCGAGTCGGTAACTTCACGACGCCACGAATAGATTTGCTGCGGAATTCAATGTAGCCCGTTCTTGGATCTAAGTTGCACAACTAACCTTGAAGCCGAGTGATAGCATCACCTACAATGGTACTATCCTCGGCTTTCTTTCTTTGCCTCTGCCATCCATCGTCTCTCAGTACCGACATACCACCGCCTATTGTATACAAAAGGTTGGCTCTCTCGTCATCATATAGCGTATCCATAACTGGGTCGTCGCCTATCAATATGACATTTCCCCTATACGATATCAATGATCGTATGAAGGATGAAGGCACCCCGTTGCGGTGATCAACTACAATGGTTGGTATGTCTTCGAGTCCAGAAAGCGATTGGAAATCGTCATACGTATTATACATGACGTTCTTAAGCTTCGTCATGCCTACCATCGCATCGGCTTTCCATTTAGCTATGCTTACATGGTCACCAAGCATTACGATCTTCTGCCCTACGACGCATGCAAATACATGATTGCAAAAGTCTATGATGTCTCGGTAGTTGTCCCAGCATAGATGTATCCTGCCATACCTCTTGAAGTCACTCCATGCTTCGGCGTACTGACGGTGCCCCTCAAGTGCATTAATGGCATCGGAGCCAGCATACATGTCATCTATTCCCATGTTCCTTTCTTGCCATGGAAATACGCCAGACCTGGCAAGCCATCCCCTTGCCTTCAACCCGTCTCTGATCCTCACGCTTGGCATGAAGTCAGTGTGATCATCGTCTAGCTCCACACCTGGGATAGATTCCCATGTGCCATGCAGATCAGGACCTATGATCTTGTTGCCCATTACACGTAGATCGAGTGGGCCGGGGTATCCTAGCGAATCTAGAATAAAAGTTTCCAGTGGAAAAGTCATCATAGTATACGGTGTGACTAGCTGCATCCTGAACCCACCACTTGTTCGTACAGGTGCACCCATTATCTTGTCGTAGAATATAGGGGCCAGTACGTAGAATGATCTCTCGCTGGTTATCTCATTGAATGCCTGCGCTGGTATAGAAAAGAACGGTGCAGCTATGAAGTCCGTCATGACATCTGGGTTTATCCTCTGCATGCACCTTGACACCTCATGTGCTGCCGAGAAGTCAGCGACGAACTTTTCAGACAGGATGTGCAGTGATTCCTGTAGCTCGTCTATAGCATCTGCCCCGTTCTGAATGATGGCGGAAATGCCATCGGCCTGTTCCCTGAAGGACTTCATTGCGTCAGGCTTGATTTCTTCCATAGCCTCAGGCTTAGCGCTCTGTACTATCCAGGTGGGACACCCCTCGTAGTACGGCTTACCCTTAGGCAGTGGTGGTACGTCGTCCATGCTTGCTATGACCACCGAGCTATCACCACAGCCGGTACACACTAGGCGTACCGGCAATAGCTCATCATAGGCAACGCAGACCCATTGGTCCTTAGAGCAGTTGCCACATGGTATACAAATACTGCTGCTACTCATTCTAATCCTATCCAATCCGTTGGCCTACCCAGCATGATCCTACGCCACTGGTCGTCGGAACTTATTAGGTCAAGCTTAGTTAGGTACTTGAGTGTAGTAGTTACGATGCTGTGTCCTAGCATCTTGATAATTCTCATCTCACTGTGTCTATCGCCATGGTAGTTGCGATGGTACATATTGCAGGCAAACGTGTGCCTCAATGCATGGGCATGAAGGTCACGAACCACAGCACCGCTTGTAACCTGCTCATGTCGCCTAGTAGTCTCACCGATATTGTCATCTTTACTGCTATGGACGGTACTGGCCTGCATCTTTGCTATCTTCTTTCTCATCTCCTCGCTCAGTCCCTCGTGTTCGTTGAGATCTATGTCGGTATGCCTAGTAGACCTTGGACGTAGGTGAGCAACCTCTTCTCTCTTCTTCTCGATGTATGTTGCTGACACCTCACACATGTACCTACCTATGGACGATACATCATACGGGAAGATCGGAATGTTAGATCCTTCCCTGATCCCATGCACGTCCATGTACTGCTGTAGTATCCTGGCTGCAATCTTGCTTATGTATGTTGTCCTTGATTTGTTTGACTTCGCTATGTGAACTCTAGTGTCTATATGTATTGCACCGCCTGTATATTCAGAGATCTTTCCAGTGGAAAGATCAATGGGATGCTCATCGAAATCTATGTCGCATGCCCTGAGTGCAAGGAACTCACTGACCCTGAGGCCGGACGACAGTAGAAGCTCGAACGGTAAGGCCAGCTTGAATTTAGAATGCCTAAGCTTTCGTATCTTAAATATGCTCGACGGTTCCAGTACAAGTATTCGCTTAGCGTCCACGTCACCCTTCTTAGAGATGATCGAAGGAAAGGGGTTGTTTTCTATGTGGTCAACCAGTTCCATCCAGTCATAGAACAACTCGACGACCTTCAGCTTCAGTGCTATCGTATTGGTTCTCCTTCCTATGTTCTTCATGTAGTCACGGTAACTACGTATGTCGTGCTTGTTAGCTTCCCTTACGTCGAACGCATTCTCCTTTGAGTGATACCAATCTATCCATTGTCTGATCGCTATCCTGTATGTCTTCAGTGTGTTGAATGCACTGGTTCCCTCATTTTTTACAAACTGAAGCCACGGCTGAATAAACTTATGGTCCTTGTTAGCCATTCTATTTACCCTTTAAGCTATCGTCTAGCATGGTCAGGAAAGTTTCGACGTTGTCTCTTACCTTCCTGTCTCCTCTGCTTGTCCACACCCTGCTGTCCCCTCTGAATGCTTGATTGGCATCCCCCTTCCACATGTTGACACCAATTCCCATTACGTCTGACACCTTATCCATGCCAGCAGACGTTAGTATCGATTCGTCAACTCCACTCATTGACACTAGCTGCGCCCCTCCCACTGGCTTAGTCTCTGAAATCTCCTTGATTAATTCCTGAAGCACCATCTCTTTTGAATCATAGATATTATAGCTCTGGTATCCATCCGACCTGTCCGAGTCGTAGTAGAAGTTACCACCGGCAGTGTTGGCACCATACCTGATAGTGCCATCAGTGTCTGCCGTTATGTAGCATGACCCTCGACCACTACATGACAGGCTACCAGAATCCATGATGTCCCTTACGAACAGCTTGTGCGGCTCACTGGTGCCCGCCTGTATGTATGCCTTGCATGCATCACCTGACACCGGATCAATCCATAAGCACGCAACAGGCAGGCGAAGCATGATCTTATTGCTAACCCCTGATTCCTTGTTGTATCTTGCGTACTCGACCTTGACCTGTGCGGATTTGCGGTCTTTCTGTACCTCGAACCTTATCTCTGCAATGTTAATCCTGTGCGCGGATTCCTTTTGATTCCTAGACATTCTTCTGCCTCCATTTCGGAAGGATCTTATACAGTGCCATGGTGCACGTAAAGACTCGCTTCCTGCTTACTGCTTGCTCGACGTTCGTGGCATGATGGAACGTCTTATCAACGGACGACGACTCCAAACTCAAGCGACCTGACTTCATCCACTTGCACTTAACTACTGTGCTGTGGTCAGTGTCGCTGTCAGTTGGGTTGAAGTATCTATCTATTTTCTTTCCAATGGAAAGACTCTTGGCTATCTCCACGGCACAAGCCAGCGCGGCATGCTCATTGGCATTGAGCTTGCCGATCTGCTGGATTGTGACTACGCCACCAAGAGTCCATTCAACATTAGCGAACTTACTGTCGCTGAAATGCAAAGAGAACTCAGGCATGTCGACTCTCCGGTTTACTATTGAACCTCATGTCTTGCCTATCGAGGAAGACTTTAAGTGCTTCGTTCCTTACCGCATTGGCTTCTATCCACTCAAGTGCAGTATACTGAGACGCTACTACGTTCTGACCCAAGTTCCACTTGAGCTTCTCTCGCTGTACCCAAGTGAGGGCGAGCAGGTCGTCCTGGGTTATCCATATCCACAGGCAAGCATCCACTCCGATCTTAACCTTGTGCCTCATGTGGTAGATGCTTGCTATGAAGTACTGTCGAGGATTGATTTTGTCGTTATCCATTTGGCATATCCGTTGTGAATGAAAGAGCGAGTAGTCTCATGATCCTAAAGGCTTCCAGAACGCGAGCCGGAAGCCTGTCCTTGGAGTCTTCGTCGTCGAACAAATTACCTATCATTTGTATCTCTTCCTGATACTCAGAAGCCTGGGCTATCAAGCGATGCCTAGCACCAATGAAATTCAGTTGCTCACCTGACATCTTTCCAGTGGAAATACTAAGCAGTGTTTCCGCTGCGTCCCTGAACTCTTCCGATGGTACTACCAGCGTAGCGGAGGTTGCGAACAGCCCCTCAATCGGTATAGTCAAGGATGTGATTGTCACTGTCCTTACCTCGTCATTGTAGGTCCACTCAACAGTGCTGCGTGTGTCGCTATCGTTGATTGATTTATGCAGTGGCGAATTGCCTTCTTCAGTTGTCATACCGTCTCCTCTTCGCCGTCTTCCATTCGTTTCTTAATGTTATCCACAGCCAGCCACATGTTTCGTTTCAGTACATCATCTGTACCATCAACGATTGAGTCGGCATACTGGCGAATATCTGGTATCATCGACACTGAACAATCAGCGAACTCCATATAGTCAATACCTTCTGAGTGGCTACGTCCCTTAAGGTAGCACAATGCACACATGTATTCATCGATGCTTCCCTTGTGCATTAGGAAGTGCGATGTTACAACCTTTTTCTGCGAGGGCCTGAGCATTCGAGCTATGCCCTGCATACTATCCGATGGCTCCCAGCTATAGTCCTGAATGATACCGTAGTTAGCCTCAGGTATATTCAGTCCCTCTGCTAGGCATGCCAAGCCAGCCCACATGACACTATAGTTGTCATTCCTGAATGACTGAACCATCCTGTGTCGCTTGCTTCTCGTTTGTCCTTTCGCGATCTCATTGGTAACGCTCCCTTCTATGATCATTGACGGGATCTTGTTGATGTCGGCCCATCTCTTCTGGAGCTTAAGCACCCCAGTACGACGAGCAAACATAATGACCTTGTTCTCTAATGCAACCTGCTCTTTGACTAACTCTTGGGTTCGTATCATCTTCTGTGTCAATGGACCCTTGTACGTATCAATCATGGTGGCCCATTGCCGCATCTCTTTGTCCTTACTCTTGGCGATACCAGCAAGCATCAGGTGCGGTACTGTACTGGCACCGATGAGGTAGCCGAGCTTAGTCATTAGCTCACCGGGCTTAACGCCCTTGCCTTCCTCCTCTTCCTTCATCTTCTGCCACCAGTCAGAGAAGAACTGCAACCACTTGTTGTAGTAAGCCTTGTGTTCGTCGTCCATCTCTACTGATTCATCAATTGCTACCTGTTGGATCATAGGTATGTCGCATAGTACGTTGGGCTGGTTGCGAACACTGCGCCTCATAAGTGGTGATAGCTCAGCCTGAAAAAGCTCAGCGTTGTTTATCTTTGGTATCTGCTTGGGCTTGCCACCTATCATGTCACCGTTAGGTAGCTGCACAGCGTCAATCATTACCTCTGTCTTGAACTTCTTAAGGAAAGCACCAAGACCTCCAGTGTACTTACGGTAGTCAGGGTACACTTGCCTGTCAAAGATCCAGTTGAGATACCCAACGATAGACTGAGGCATGCCCTTGAGTGGGGTGCCAGTGGCACCGTATCGAGTACGACCACACAAGTGATTCAATGCCTTAGTTCTTAGTGCATCCTCATTCTTTGCGTAAAGGATCTCATCGACGATTACGTGGTTGAATGTCCAGCGTATCACCTCACTGAATGTCCACTTGACATGTGCCTTACGAGGCTTGACTGAGTACTTAGGGGTCTGTGTCTCCTCCCCTGTTAGCGGGTCCTTGTGAACGTCGTAGCCTATTTGGCATGGCACCATCTTTTTGTGCATCTGCTTCTGCTCTACCATTTTGGTAGGCACAGGCTTTCCAGTGGAAAACTTATTGGTGAATCGAGTGTCAGTTAGCTCGCACTCGTACTCAGGTATGTCCTTCCTTGTTATATGCGACGGGTCCCAGTGAACTCTCTTCATGGTCTTGGTGTGAACCTTGAACTTCTGTCTCTTGAGCCTACCAAGCTCATCCCTTTCGGTGCTGTGTGCACTCCATTCATCGAAGTCACTAGACGTACACTTGACACACTCTTGCTCATGCTTATAGGCTGAGTACGTTACGTCCTCACACTTCGGACACTTATAGAACCTTCCATCCCTCGGCGTGTCCTTCAGCTTATCGAACGTGATGATGTTGAATGTCTTGAGGTTAGCCGGTAAGCAATCCTCTGCGAACTGGATGATGTTAGGTGCCGTGACATCTAACTTCTTACCAGACCAATGCTTCCTCGTTGTCCTGGCGTAAGGGATGATGGTGCCTTCGATCTCGTCTTGCCATGTGCCGACAAGCTTACTAGGGCAGACGATCAATGTGTTCTCGGCACCCCTTAGGATGGCAGCGAACAGCATCTCCCGTGTCTTACCTAGTCCCATCACGTTGCCATTCAGAAGGCTCTGCTTGGCAGCGTGTTCAATGACATCCTCGAACTGAAACTTGTACATGTTGCTGGCTAGGTGCATCTTCATCTTGATAGCACGGGCACGCCACATATCCATGATCTCTGGGAACACTGCATTCAGATCCATATCTTCGTACAGGGTTTCCCATTTCGTTTCCTCTGTCTGATCAATCTCGCTAGTACCCTTGATCGGCACCAGCCGTGTCATTGGGGTGAGTTGAATGTTGAGCCACCTAGCTCGCTTCTTCATCAGGTGGTGGTCACTGGCTGTCATTACTGGTATCATACCAGCACGTGAGATGGCATTGGTCAGAGATTCCCTTACGTCAACCAAGTTACCATAGAGATGCTTCATGTCGAAGTTACTTACAAGGCAATCCTTTTCCTTGTGATACTCAAACCCAAGTGAGATCCGTATGTCCTGCAATGCACCTCGACTGGCTGCATTGTATGACATGAGCTTGATCTTACTGTTAGTGGGCTTGATGTGAATGGCATGAGGCATTGACTTGATGTCAGCTACATCCTCTATCACATTGATGGCAAGCCTGTTACTGTCAGTAGTCTCGAAGAACCATGTATCCTCTGGCTCCCTTAGGCCATGGGGACTCTTGTTGGTAGTGCCACACCAGTGGCTGTAGTCATTCTCTTGGAGCATCTTCTTCCATGCCCGTACACTATTGAGCCACCATTCACTACGCTTGAATGACTTCGAGCAAGTGTCGATGGCTTCATCGCTCAGACTTTCCAGTGTAAAGTTGAACTGGTTCCATCTGTACTCAGCCCAGTCAAGCAACGCACCTTGCTTTGATGACCGGGGTAGGTCAGTGTCTTGGGCACCGGACTTATCTCTTGGTCTGAACCATATGATCAGGTCCCATTCACCGGGTGCCTGTAGCTCAGTGGTGCCACTGTGTCTATCGTATGGCTTGATGTCAAAGTTCTTGTTACCGTACAGGTAGTCCTTCGACGACGTTCTACGTGGGTACTGCCATCGTACAGCAGACTCAGGTAGCCTGATCTTAGCTACCACGGCAGCATTCTCACGCCACCATGTGAGGTACTTCATGTGACGACCTGCCCAGTTCTTGGGTACGACCGATGCGAAGTAACCACCTACCATTACGGAAGTCATGAGAGACTCAAGCCCCATTAGGTGGTTCTCTGCCTCTCTTTCATCACTGGACTTGGAGCAGTTCCAGATCAACAGCTTGTCCTTGATAAGCTGAGGCTTGATTAACTGCGTCTGTTCTTCACGCTCCAAGGCAAACGCCCGCTGTAGACAACGGGCATCTTGATTGAGATCCTTCTCCAGCTTGGTCAGTCCAGCCAGGTCATAGTCGAACACGCTGAATGCCAGGTGGAACTTATCTCTCTCTTGGTACAGTTGGTAGTCATTGGTCGTCACTCCCCTTACTGACGTGGATAATTTCTCTTCGGTGATCTTGTTGAGAAGATCTCTGTCACTTGATATGGTTGTAATTTTCGCTTCCATGTCTGCAAGCTCACGAACAACGTGACTTGAATTAGTGAGTGACGGGCAGTATAGCTGCACTCCAGACGGAAACTGCAAAAGACTCCTTAGTATTGCGGCGATCTTTGGATCGACTGTAATCATTGACATTACCTTGTAAGTATTTACAGTGGAAAGAAACGCGGGGGGTACAGTGCGAGCGATGACGTAGTCATCATGATTCCATGGGGGAATCGCACTCGACTGCACCCCCTTGCGTCATACGGATGGTCAGTTAGACGATGTCTTCTTCACCGCCATCTACATCTTCGTACTCGCCTTCGGCGTCGTCGAATACGCTGTCAATATCTGCATCGGAAATCTCACCATCATCCGGTACGTCGGATGTATCATCGTCGAACGGTGTGGACTCATCCTCATCCTCATCCTCATCCTCGTCTTCGTCTTCCTCCTCTAGCTGTGGGATCTCGTACTCAGGCTTCAGTGCAAGCAGTGCTTGGTACTGCTCTTTCTCAAGCAACTCCTCGACTGTGTTCTCAAGAGCCTTGAAGTACGCCTCAAGGTTCTCCACGTAATCATTGTAAACATCTTCGACTGCCGCTGTCTTGTCATCAAGTCCAACAGCATCGTAGCACGTCAGTGCAGCGAACAGATGTGCTGCCTGGGTTACAAGCTCACGATCCTTCGGCGGCTCCAACGCGATGTTGTTAGACGCCTTGACGTAGGCATCAGCAATCTTCTCGATGTTGCTTGCCTCCTTCATGCTGTATTTCTCTTTGACTGGGGCATTGATAGCCTTCGTCTTCTTCTCACTTGTCGGTGCTGCCTTCTCAGCACTGTCTCCAGTGTCAGCGTCGGACTCACCTGCTGCTGGCACGATGTCATCATCATCACCTACATCGTGCCCTCCAATGGCTGCGTTGATCATCTCGTCTTCAGTAGCCTGCTGCTGGTCGGCGAGCGAGTCAACGTCATGCTCATTGGTGTCAGCATCAGTATTTACAGTGGAAACTGCTGGAGTAGCAGCAGGGGCATCAGCAGCAGTTACCTCAGCCGCTTCCTTCTTCTCCTCTGCCGTAGCCTTATCCCCCTTCTTGTCAATGTTCGAGAGGACTTTCGACGAGCGAAGCATCCCCATGAACTGAGTATAATCCACAGGAGAACTGGTATCGTCAGGCTTTCCATCTTCACCTACTTTCGATAGGACCTTGAGTAACTTGGCAGTCTGCTGCCATGACAGTGGTGACGACTTATGCATCACTGACCCCGAGTACTCACGAAGGTGAGAGAACGGAATAGAAAGCTTGTCAGTGACAGGCATCTTGATTCTCTGTAGTAAAGACTCAACGGCAGTCTCAAGTACAGCGAGTTCAGTAGCGTCAGTGACGTTGATCTTGAATAGATCTCGAAGGAACTGCGGTAGTGCATGCACCTTCTTTAGCTGCGACACAGCACCAGCAGATCGTGATCGAACAACAGTAGCGATGTCCTTCCCAGGGATTCCTTCCTCGACCATGATAGCAACATGCGTGCATCGGTCGAACAGTGAAACGTCTTCTCGAATGTCATTCTCTGCCATGCTTGCAAGCATAGCTTCGGTCTGATTCTCAATGACCTGCATCTTAACAAGCAGTGGGTATGCCTTCAGTGCGTTGTCATATTTCTCTCGCCACTCAGGTGATGCATCACGAACTTTCATTCGTTCGATGTGATTAGCGAATCCACCACCAGCGAGTTGAATCTCTCCATCAGTTCCCTTTAGGTCATTCTCTTTGTTGTACGCCATCATAACCTTGCGTACTGCATTGCGAATGGCACTCTCTGTTCGACAGTACCCAGAGTACAGTGCTGCCTTGCCGGTGTCTCCCGCTACGAGCAGGGAGGCACAGACATTCTGCTGCTGCTGACCTGACTTGTTGTCACCGAACTGTGACTGCAAGTTCATGATGTGTTCTTCAGTTACCGACGTTCGGTAGTTCTTCCAGTGATCGTTCACTATGTCGTACAGGCTCAGTGTTACCATTCCGTCTGACGGGATGATTGTATCACCATCTGCTGCTAGGTAAGCCATGACTGCTTTGCTGGATGTGTCTGCCTTGGGTGCTACTTTTTTGGCGGGTGTTGTGGATTTAGCCATTCTGAAAGGCTCCTTGTTAATGATGTAAGTATGTCTTCACTTTTACAATTAGTCGATCTCTCTGAATGAAATAGGTAGAAGGACATGAACACGTCCCACATTGCTACAAAAACTAAGGCACCTATCCATACATACCAAGGTATAGAGTTGTATGCTATCAGTATCACACTCGCTCTACTCCCATGCTTTCTTTACAGTGGAAACTGCACTCAGTTTATCCACAAAGCTTACGTTACCTCTGTCTTGTTCAGCCTGCACTTCGGACATGACAGTCACGCAGTGCTTCTCTATCAGTGCCGCTTCTTCCAGGCCCACTTTGAGGGACTCTGATATATCTTTTGCTTCCACCTCATACACTGGCACGTACTGCCTGACGATTGACGCAAGCTGTAGGTGCTTGCTACGTACTATGACATGTGCCTTCGCAGCCGCTCGGGCTATAATCTTTTCAACACCGTTGGCATGGAATGCATGCATGTGCTTAGTGAACCCTTCAAGGGACACTACCATTAACAACGTGCTGTCCTTAATCTTTATCGAGTGACTGTACTTGTCATACTCGACCTTCAACTTTACCAGATGCGGTATCTCTGGCTCTTTGTTTTTATCTTTTTCTGGTTCGCTTGGACTTGGATTCGGCCCTTGCCCTGGAGGTTTTTTGCCATCTGTCATAGATTGCCTTGCTCTCTTTCAAGTGAAGGATGATTCGGATGACGTGTTCTTCTACGTACTGGAGTGATCTCTTTGACTGGGTCGCTAGGATGCCAAGTATGATCTGGTATCCTACGTCCTCGTTCTCTACACATCCATTGTGCTTGTCCCTCATGTGCTTGTACTTAGTTCGCAGGTCCTTCATTGCAGTACGCATGTTCGGATATGAGACTGGTACTCCCCAGTCTTTCATGACTACTGTTCGAGTGATTGACCCGCCTTCATCACATGATTGTACCATAGTGTCGTATGCAATGCAATACCTAGTCATGATTATTTCTCTTTCTCTGCTTTCTTAAGTTCTTTCTCTCTTGCCTTCTCCGCAGCCTGCTCAATGTCCCAGTGTAGTTTCCACTGGAAATCGGAAGGGTACTTGTTGACCTCCAGTACGTTGAAGTCCTTCTCGTTTGCCTGGTCCCTCATGAGTGCTACTACATACGGACACTTCTTTGCTACCTTTGAACCACGGTACTTACCTTGCTTGGCAGGCATGAGTGATGTCATTGTGATGCACTTCTTTCCTCCGTACTTAGAAGCCATGGCAGCAAGCCTCCACCATTGACCGTACTGGCGAATGAGGGAGTTTCCTATGACTGACTTGCCTTCTAGTCTGACGGTATCCGATACGTGGAACTCAGGCCACTCGGTATCATGCTCTGCTTCGGGGTCCGGCAGTACATCAGTCTCATCGGATTCTGCCGAGTAATCTTTTTTCGCTTTCTCTATAGCTTCAATGAGAGTGGTGCCACATGTACCAACGTATGTGACGCCGTCCTTTTGCCATGCATAATGCTCAAGGCCAGCAAGGAATCCCTGCAACCACACTTCTGCCATTACCTTAGCCATCAGTCATCCTCCTCGTCAGTGTACCAGCTATCACCATCCCTATCGTCAGTCCATTGTCCAATGTAATCTTGATCCCTCTCGTCGCCTGGTGCTGGCCGATTCAAGCATCCGTCGCAGATAGATGACGGGTTGTTGATTGGTAGCTTGGCACCACATGTACAGATCATGTTCAATTGTTGGCCCGTGTTGTCATCGAAGTCAGGGCAGCATCCTAGCTCGTGTCCACAGCAGGGGTAGTCTTCGCATCTACTCATTTGCTCTCTCCTTTACGTAGGTTGATTGGGGTTCTTAAAGTACACTGCCTCTGGGTCAAGGTAGTCCCATACTTTTCCAGTGGAAACTTCCTTGGCTGATATGATGCTGGCACTGTCAGATATGACATCGGTGCGAGCAAGGATCACCGCTTGTTCTAGGTCTGGTGATGGTTGGTTCATCTTGATTGATCGCTCGGCACCGTTACCGTTACAGCAATGCTCGTCACCATCCTTAGGTAGTGGGCCGAGGGTATAGTATATGACGTACTGGGAGCCGGTTATGGTACGTAGTTCTGCCATTGGTTACCTGTAGGTAGGGTGTTAGGTATACTGTAGAGCGTGGGGATACGATAGATTATAGAAGGATAGGGGGTGGTGTGAGGACAAGTCACTCACCCCCTATCCAATGAGAGAAGGATATCAAGTGCCCTCTCTCATCCGTCGCAGCAAGTATATCGGCGTGTTAGTTACATTGGTTGAGCTAGGAACTTACACTATACTTGCTGCTCTGGTTCAGTAGGTTCTTCTTCTGCAATCTTCTTCACTGCGTGTGCAGTAGCATCGTCAAGCCTAGTATGCCCTGACTCAATTGGCTTGAGGTATGTCAGTTCGTATGACTTGCCAAGCAGGCCAGCTTTCTTGCATGCATCGGCAACTTTGAGTACCTCGTTGTAATCGTTGCACTCAACAAGTTCGCAGGCATCGAGCAGTTCTTTCTTGATCCACCCTCCCACTGTCATGTCACTGCTGGAACTTGACCCGCGTGTCACCTCACGGTAGTCCGAGTACGAAGCAAGGATGTCATCAAGACACTGGAACTTGACCCTCGATGATGACAGTGCAATGGTGATGATGTTCTCCATGCCTGCACTGATTGCTTGGAATCCATGGTACATTAGCGTTACCTCTTTGTGATAGTTGGTACTAGTGTAGCCCGCACCAGGGGCACGCAGCTTTGTTGGTGACGGCAACATGCCATTGATGTGCTTGTTCTTACCGCCTCGCTTGCCTTGGTTCTTTCCACTGGAAATCTTCTTGGCTTGCTTGGCAGCGTACTCTTCAGGTGTATTAACTTTAGTCATTGGTGTTGTCCTTTGTACTTTCAATGCATGCATTGTCTACGTCGAAGTGAGTGGCGTCTGTCAGGTCGTATTCAAACGCCCTGCTGTGAACTCTGTTCTCTGCAAAGGTCTTCGCTTGTTCTTCGTTGTCTGCCTCGACGCCCTTCACCAAGAACTCTATCTTGCATTCGAGTGCGACTTCGTATGTATTCTTAAAGCTCAACTGGCACCTCGCAATCTACCCATGTGCTACCACGCTGGACTTGATACTTGTAGCACTCACCTGTTACGTAATGGCTACCGTCTTGCAGTAGTGAGTTGGATTCAATGAGGGGATTACGCTTGACGTATAGTGCCAAGGCCAAGGTGTCGGTCCCTTGCCATAGGTTCTCGGTGAACACCTCTTCACCATTGCCATCACCGTCAGACTTGCGGTCGAATCGACACAGCCTGTACGTATCAGTACGTGCAATCAATTCGTCGGTGTCTTGAGCGTCACGCTGTAAGCACCAGACATGAGCAAAGGAACCCTTCTCACGCTGTGCCCTGTAGAATAGGATGCGTGTACCACGGACGATCTCGTCGGCTCTCTCGTTGGCTGTCTCAATGCCATCCCCATCTAGGATAACATCAAGCCCACGTTGAATGACACCACGGTAAGCAGTGGCATGGAAGTACACGTCGCCGTCCGATGTCTCCATGAAGCCGAATCCCTTGTGAGGATTGTATCGCGTGACTTGCCCTGCCTCAAGGCTACTGACGTAGTACAGTGTACTCTTTTTGTGGGTCATCTTTCGTGCAATCTTTCCAGTCGGTAGCTTGAGCTTAGCCGACCGCTTGAGGTATCTCTTGGTATCATCTTCTACCGTATAGGTTGTATCGGTGATGGGATTTGGTTTGGCTAACTCTTGTAGAATCTCTTCGGTCAGTGAGGTGATGTCATTGGCTTGTGATGTCGTCGCTGTCACTACTGGCATTGGGATGTTGAGTTTGTTGTTCATTTGCTTTATCCTTTATTTCCACTGTAAATTACATGAACTGTATCAAGGTGCCACGCTTCTTCATTTCAAAAGCACTGCGTACCTTGATGGTAAAGTCTTTCACGTCAGTCGTACTGACCGCGTTGATAAGCCTGCCAGCTTTCCTCATGCATTCCTTGATGGCACCACGACGTGATGGTGCCCGTAGCTCAGTTACTAGCGTGAGTTCTAAGCCAGCAGGCAGCAGGGATTTCTTTGTCACCCTGTCTATTGGTGTGAACTTAATGGTGTACCTTACCATTAATACGGACTCGAATTACTTACAGCCCTGACCTCGTCATCAGTGAGCATGCTGCCCCACTTGTCAAGGAACTTCTGGATATGCTCAGCCCATGGTGTCTTGCCAAGGCATGTGTGATGAGTGGTGCCATCTTCAGTGTCGGTGTACAAGATGATGAATGATTGGTACACCCCTAGCTTCGGCTTGTTCCAGCGACAGTCGCCATACTCAGGTGATATGTCATCGGGTAACCAAGGGAACGATGTCTGCATCACCATGCGAACGGTGCCGTTCTTATGGCGTTCGATCCAGAATCTCTTGTAGCATCTCTTCACTCTGCCGTAAGGCCAACCCTTTACGACATGTGCATTCTCTTGTCCGCCTTCACATAGGTGGCGGGTTAGTGTGGTCGTGTCACTCATAGTGGTGTTACCTCCCATTCAACTTCAAGTCCGTCTCGTAATCTCTCACATGCATCGTATGCTTCGCTGACCCTCACTCCACCGATACCTACTTGGCATCGTGCAAGTGATGATAGCTTATCAATGAACAGTACAGTGGCGGGATGCTGACGGGCAGTGTCCCAGTCATGCGTGTCATTGATTACTGCAAGGCGGCGTGACAATTCATTGGTTACTGCCAGTGTGTTGCATGCATCTTGTACTGACAGTGCGATCTCTGCGTATCGCCTGTCATCTGGTGTGTCAAGTTTCATTTGCATTGTCCTCATTCAGGGTTGTCCGTGAAAAATTCAATGTATACTGCATCTCTCTTCGCTGCTTCGTCGTCTTCAAGGTACATATTCAGCACTGTATCGACAGCAAATTGCAATAGAATTTTAAGGTCCCAGCTATCGACCACAAGATCGGCTAGCTTTTCCTTCTGCTCGGGTGTTAGGTCATTCATTTGTATTCTCCTTAAGGTTTATAGTTAGGCGGCGAATTGAATAGCACTGCTACTCCCATGATGAAGCATCCGATAGCCGCTAGTGTGAACAGGTTGAGTGTTAGTACGATTTCCACTGTAAACTTCCTTGTTGATGTGGGAATAGTGATAGACCTAGAACCATGATGCGAGCATGCCATTGGGTAGCGTGCCTTCGTTGAGTCCCTTGATTAACTCAGTGGCTGCGGGATAGCTAGACATGCTACCCTTGTGGTACTTACGCTGAGTGAATGACCTGAATGGTATGGCTGCGGTCATGTCCCACATGCCAGCCCTGCTGTTCTTTCGTTCATTGAACCGTGCCATGTGATCGTACCATTCACAGTAGCATGGCTCGCCATTGAGGTAGCAGCACAGTGCGCTGGCTACGGCGGAGGGGGAGAAATACCCAAGGGATTCACAGATCATGTGAGCTAAGAGCCGAGGGTACTTGAGTGCCACCATCTCCCGTGTCCATCTGTTGTACTGAGGCACGACGAATGAACGATGCCTGTTGCGTAGATCCCTGGCCGATACGACATGACTACCATAGCCCATGTCGTATGAGTTGGCGGGTTCGAGTACGGCAACATCAACATCGGGATCATCATTGATGTAGAGGACAGCGAAGGAACCATAGAACGTAAGGCCCTTGGGTGTCTCGCCACTCCATGATACCAAGTGATTGGTAGTTCGTGCTGCATTGCGAGCGTGCCGAATCTCTCCAGTACCCTTGGGTCCATCACCTGAATCACTGCATTGAGAGCAGTAGCTGGTGTCATCGTGGGCGGTGAGTCCGTTACGCCATACTTCATCAGTCTGCTTGGCAGTAAGGCGGGTAGCATCTTTCTTCTCACCGAACGTGCCCTTGTCCTCGTGAGTGTTGTCGTTAATCTTGAGCCACTGTTCTTTATAGGGCTTGCTGTGGTCATGCCAGATATACATACGCTCAGTGTCAGTGTTCTTTCCATGGTCTGCAAAGCCACTGCCTTCACACCGAGGGCATACATGAGGGGTGAACGCCGTGATGGGGTCTTTGTCTGTGTCTTCGACGATGCCAACGTCCTCGATGTTACATGTGACGTATGGCTTGTCCTCACCTGGCGTACCGTACTCAACCCACACCTCGACTATCGGTGTTGGCCTGCCTGCTACCCATGGCCTGTCCCATGGTTCATTAGGATTTCCAATGGAAACCCATGCGTTTCTACCTGCGATTCCATACCGTGTCATGAGGTACGTGCTTGGCATGATGGTGCGGTATAGCATGCCGGGTGTCATTGACGCTGTCGTGTTAACCTTGGTTCTCATTTGCTTTGTCCTTACTCTTGGGGTTAGATGTCTCACTCATCTCTCGTAAACTAAACTTGATTGAACACAGTGGGCAGAAGTCCATTGCTCGTCTCTTGCAATTCTCGTAGCGTAACAGCTTCCAGCCCAATGATGTGAGCCATGAGCCTATAGCTTCGATCCTTGCTTCGTTGGTATCTACATTGTACCTCTCGAAGTCAAAGACTTGGCCGCACTTGCTGCATGTTACTCGGTCGATGATCTGTCGCATGATACTACCTTTCTAGTTTCATGTCATTAGTTTCTGCTGCTGATACAGCACGTCGTATGTTGTGACCTACTGATAGCAACCAGTGGCCTGCTACGTATGATGCCTCCCACCCTGTAGCGGTTAGTCTCTCTACTGCGTTGGCTCCGAGGGAATCCTTTATCCTGTACGTAGTACCATTGTAAATGAGGGTTGTTGACGCTGACATTAGTAGCTTCCTTCCTAGTATTCGCTGGGTAAAAGAACGGTGGTTACATTACGGAACGGCTCACATTCCCTGCCGTTATCATCAACGTCCTGCAATGCTTCAGTCAGTACATACACTGGCTGGATACCATCGCGTGTCTTGATGTCATACACTGACATGATACGGCTGCCATCCTTTAGTGCGGAACCATTCATTGCCTTGTCTGCAAAGCAGATGTTACCGTAGTCACCATGGAAGTGACGGTGAAGTAGTGAAGCAAGCTCGATGTTATTCTCGTACATCAGTTCATGTGCTGCCGGTGTTGCAACGAGGTGCTTGGATGAGAACAGTGGTACTATCTTAGTGATCTTAGTCATTTGCATTCTCCCTGGTTAAAGTGGTCCTCGTGGAATTCATCTGCCGTTGCGGCGTAGGTTCCTATGACTTCCTCGTCTTCTGTCATGACATCTACTATCAGTCCTTCGTGCGTCAATTGCATGACCATTACCGCGCCAGCTTCTTCGCCGTCTTTGTTAACGATTGTTATGGAGTATCTTTCTTCCTTGGTAGTCATTTGCATTTCTCCTTGCGTGTTAGTTGGCGTTAGTTTACAGTGGAAATGTTAGTTACCCCCAACCAGTATGACTGATCCTTTCTCAATCAGGTCGTCGAGAATGTAGTGTGTTTCATATATCATGTACGCCCATCGTTCGTGGACTGCATCGCCATCACCTCGTGTGCCAAGCATTGGTGCGGAAGTGAGGTCGCCTGTCTCACTGGGGTCTATCCATTCGAGTTCACTGTTGGCTATGAGATCCTCGAACCAGTAGTATAACTGACTGTCCGACCCCCACTCCATTCCAGGCATTTCTTCTGCGTCCATTGACCGCACTGAAATCAGGTCAAGCTGTTCTTGCTTATCCACAGTGAGGGTGAGTATGTTACGCTGACTTGATATGGAATGGTTCATGATTAGCCCCCTGTGCTTACGGTATTTACAGTGGAAATAGTAGCGGCGTATGGTGCCGAGGTCCACGGTGATGTGCGTACACTACAATGATACACTTCATTGAGTGCAGTGAATAGCTTGTCGGCTTGCCAGTCAACGTGCCGACGTGCTAGGTTAGGTTCGGCATACTCTCTCATGCATACACCAATGCCTTGATGCCATGCTTCACCTGCCGTATCCCATACGACAGTGATAAGCTCGCTTGCAAATACAGCGGCGGTGTCTCTGCTGTGATTGAAGTCCTTGATGTCGTACCCGTCATCGTTGTAGTAGGACCTGATGCGATCCATTGATGGGTACATAGAGCGAGACATACATTCAACTAGTGAAACGTATGCCTCATGGTATTCATGCTCGTCGTTAACGTCTAGGTCAAGTGAGTCGGATGACCCACCTGGACCCATTGACAGGTCAACGTAGACCAGCCGGTAATACTCATCCCATTGATTGGGTGTACTGGGAAACCAGTTTCCTCGGCCCATTTGCTTTCTCCTTCTTGTTAGATGCTGTTAAGATTTACAGTGGAAATTAGTTAAGAGTACCGAGTCGTTGAGCTATGTTGGTCAGCGCTGGTCGTGCCCTGAGGTAGTCTTGCATGTTCATGGTTGCAGTCATCATGCCTACTAGCGTTTGAATGTCAGGGTCACTACTGAAAGTTGTAGCTGGCTTACAATCATCACTCCATTGCTTGTAGTCCTTGCCCCATTTCTTTGACATGGTACAGATGGGCATGTTGTCGTTGAGATTGACGTGGTATGCCTGGAACTGCTGATCGTTCTCTGCTTCCATTACAGCACATGCATGTTCGTCACCGAATCCTTCCCAGCATTCACTGATCCAACAAAGGTAATCATCGAAGTCGTGCGGGTCATCGCCTCCCGCTTCTATCTCATTGACCATGCCCCACATGATGTACTCACTGATCTTCTGAGCAAGTGTGCCATCTAGCAGGAGGTCTTGTGAGGCCAGTAGTTCAGCGTACTTGTCCATGATCATGGTGTGGTATCCGGGCCAGTCATCAGCTATGTCATCCATGTCAATGACGTAGCCTCCCATTTGCGAGTGGCCCACTACTGGACGGTCCACTCGTATGTTAATGTAGCGGTCGAGTGTTCCTTCGTCTGCCGGTACTTGTTCATTTGCATCGTCACTCATTGTATTGTCCTTGTTTACAGTGGAAATGCGGGTGGAAATATAAAACATGTGGGACGGTGTGGTCGTGATGCTCCCCCCATTAAAGAAAGCATCGTACTCCATCCGTTCGTTATGCTACGTACACTATTGGAAAGACACGGCAATGTCAGCCGTGGTACATAGTAACTGCCCACATGGTGAGCAGGTGCCGTTAAGCACCATGATCTGCATGAGTGGTGAGAATTGAAAGGCTCGCCCTACATACAGGCTCTAGTTACTGCTGGCATTGGGGATGCACCATCAAGCCATTCTTCCACGTCTAGCTTGTGGCATTCAATCTTAAGCTTTGCCAGTGTTACAAACTCAGCCGGTACTACTAGACTGTATAGGCTAGGCATCATGTCGTCACCGAATCGAACACGACCACCGGGACCTGAACCATGCGGTGATATGCGGCGTGCCTTTTTCTCAAGGGTTATGCATGGTATGGGTGCTTCATTGTTTAGGTACGATGCCTTCATCACTGCCTCCCACTCATGGCATTGCTTCATACCATAGTAGTCCCATGGTGTTGAGTGAGGTGAGTACACTGCCACTGCGATGTAACCTATGGGTGGTAACTGAATGCTGTGTTCTATGCCGCTGACTTCGGACGTAATGATCTGTAGCTGGTCACGTGATGGGTTACGTGGTGTGTTAGGCATGCGATTGTCCTTCCTTATAGTATTCCATTGCTGTATCTACTGCCTTGAGCAGTATGTTAACTTGGTCGGAACCTAGCAGGCCCATGTATAGTTCTGTTGACACGCCCAATGTTTCTGCGATGTCGTTGATCATGTAGTTAGCCATGTCATCAATGTCGAATGCCACTGATAGGCTGTCATCTGCCTTGACTCTAACTAGAGCCAGTCTTACTGCCGGTCAGCCAAAGGTTTCAATGTCATCATCTTCGCAGTCGGCTAGGTCGCAAGCACTGCGGCCCATTAGTGGACCGTATCCCCATTCATTACCCTCGCCCCCTGCCTCAGTGTATTCTTCGATGTCATCCCTTAGCTTGGTGAGTTCCTTGAGCGTGATAGCGTGGTTGTTGTGTTGATTCTGTGACATCATTACTCCAATAGGTTAATGTTTACAGTGGAAATGTGAACGGAAATGTGAGTAGAAAAACACACCCCATGCCACGCCAAACCTGAGGGTAAGAAGGGTTGGCTTGCACTGCTAAGGATCGGGCAGGAAACCTAGCAGCGTGTGACACAGGGCATGTGCGGTACTAGTGACTGCTCTCTAGTACCATGCTTCGATGTACAGTACAGGTCATTGAGTTCATTGAGTTCATTGAGTTCGCCAAGGTTGGTTGCGTAGTAGAAGTAGAGCTTGGGTTTAAGCTGGACAGTGAAGAGGAGCCATGATTCTTTCCAATGTAAAGATGGTGGGGAACCCCTCTATTATACCATACATATGGCACCTTGTCAAGGGGGTGGTGGAATTTTGTTAGCGGTAGTAATAGAGTTAGCATGCGTCCATTGCTAGTCGCATGTCAGCAGCAGCTTTCATGTGACCATTCTGTTCGAGCCATTGAGCAGCGACGACCCATTGGTCTGATGGTGAGGGATCAACGAGTGCTGTCCTTGCTGGTGCCATTAGCTCGGTGAATTGCCTGTCGCTCACTGACCTATGAGGTGGTGAGTCAGTGCCTGATACGTGAGTACCAGAAGCTATAGGTACGGCAGCCAGGTGATTCGACGTGGCTCTTGTTGATCCCATGTCACGGTTAATGACAAGTCCAGTCTCTTTAGATGCGAAGGCAATGAGTGTCTGGTAACTGAAGTACCAGTCCCTATTGAATCCATCTGTGAACAAAGTTGCCGACCAGTCAGGCTGTTCACTGCGTGTGAATCTGAATGGTGCACGGTGTGGTATGTACATTGACATGTGTAACATCCTTGCATGTTTACAGTATTTACAGTGGAAAGAATCTACTGGCATCCCTGCTGGCATCCCTACTCATACTCAAGTGCTGCGGCGGCGTTGAGTGCTTGCTGTTCTACACGTGTCAGCTTATACCACCAGTGTGGTGCCTTGTCTGTGTTATCGGCATCGAGTCTACCATCGGGTGTCTCGACTGTACCATCAGGGGTGTCCGTTACATGGTCATGTCCGTCACCACCCAGCGGGGTAGCAGTGCCCGCCTCTACTGACTCTTGATGGATGCGCCATAGCTTACGGTAAAGCTTGTCACTATTCCTGTCCTCTTCAGGTAGGAACTGCTGGTATGATAGGCATTCGGCTGCCTCGTCAGCAGTGTATGAGGTGAGGTAGTAATTCATTGGGGTGGGTGGTAGCTCATCAGTCAGGTCAGCGGAAGGATCGTGTGCTGGCATTCCCTTGTCGTGAAATGTCAGCCGCTTTACCTTGATTACCTCGCAGACCTTACGCTTGCAGTCCCTTGCTGCCTGCCTCTTGACTGACGCGAATGTAATGCCATCCCCTTCCCACTCTTGAGGCAGTAGGTGTCGTGCATTGGGCAACGGTGCAAATGTGACTCGGAATCTACTAGTCTTCATTGTTCTTTTCCTCTTGTGTTAGTTGTCTGAATGTATCATCTGAATGCACCAATCATCATGGTCCCGTTCCCAGTAACCATCTTCAATGGAGTCTTCAATGTCGTCGGGAATTTCGCCGTTGGTGTGTTCTTCTATGAGTGCCCTGAAGAGTGCCTCTGCCTCTTCGGATGTGCTGAAAGAGTGCAGTGAAACTACTGTCCCTGTACTGTCAACCTCTAGTACATTAATTGTGTCCATTGTTCTTGTCCTCTGTGTCGGTACAGGCGTTGGTACTAGTATGTCATCAATTGAAATGCGGTAGTCAAGGTCGCGCTTATACTGGTGCAGTGCGTCGATGTCACCACCCTCATCAAGAGTAATATGGACAAAGACTTGCGTGACGATGGACTGTCCATTGGAGCTGCGAGTTAAGGGCTGGCTTTCCAGTGTAAACTCTTTGGTAACTGGTCGGCCATCTATCAGTGCGATGAAGTCATTGCGGTCCAGTGTTAGTCGAAGCCTAGCCATCGGTGTCCTCCTCTTCTACTATGTAGCCACTGAAGTCTTGTCCGAATGTCTTAGCGAGCCATTCATACCCAGCACCCTGGCTTGCAAAGCCTGACTCAAGGCAGGTGCCACAGTCATCTATGCTTACTGACCAAGTGCGAGGTTGGTCATTGATCTCCTGTTCTATGGCATCAATGTCAAGAGGGTCAGTCACTCGTTTGATGACCTGCATCTTGCCATCGGCTGTGATCATGCAGATCCTATAGCTGTTGTCATCGTAGGAGTACTTCAGCCAGTCATACACTACATGTATGTCCATTACATACAATGGACTGGGATCGTAGTGATCGAACTTAAAGAGTATGACATAGCGATAGCCAAGGCTATGCCGTTGCTTGATACGGTCATTGCTTGGTGGGTTGTCGGAAGGCGATTCATTAGTCATCATAGTCCTCGCTAGTGTATGGTGAGTCGGCATCGAAACAAGTATCACTGTAGCCTAGCCGTAACAGTATGGCTATTACATACGTCACGCCTCCCGGCATGGTGGGAATCAATTCATGCATCTGAACGTAGTTGTTCTCCATTAGCCAGTCATATATGACCATTGCATTGGAGAGCATGCAGTATCGGAAGTCGTCGCGATCTACACCTTCAGGGTAATAGAACCTGGATTGTTCAATGTTGCAAGCAGTCAGGCACCGAGCATACTCCTTTACGGCAGGTAGTATGACTGCCGGTAGTTTAAGAAAGGGCTGGTGAGGTATGACACCACTCTCAATGGTGCCAAGCCACTTTGCGATGTCCCAACCCTGTTCATTGGTCAGCGGCTCACCTTCAAGCTCATTGTAGTCACACCCACTGGGATTAGGGTGAGGGTATTTAGGTTTATGTTTCTGTTTAGTCATGG